TCAGTTGCAGATTCTCTCTGCCGCCAGCAGTCGCCAAGTCCCAAGCGCCACGGACGTTACGGGCCTGTTGTTGCAATTCCTGACTCAATCCAGCGCCAGCGCCGCCTCGCGCAAATTCCCGTTGCCGGCCCTGGTATAGATTAGTAAGGTAATTGCCACGGCTTGCGTTACCGATGCCTGCCGAAGCGCTCGCTACTTGAGTAGCTGCGTCCAAGCCCCTACGTTGTATGCTTTCCTGGATGCGGGTTGTACGTTCCAACGCTCTCGCATACCTGCCCTGGATAGCGCTAACCCGGCGACGATTTCGCACCTCTTCTTCTAGCGCTTGACTTGCTTGTGTCAGGCCCCTATCGGATTCCCTTACGTCGCGCCGAGCAAGTCGGAGTTGGGCATTTGCCAGCCTCCGTGCTGTAGCGTTTGGCCCGCCAGCGACAAAGCGCCCAGTATCAAGATCGCGGCGCATGGCCACGTTCCCGACAGTGCGACCGGCGCTAGCAAGATCGCGTCCCGCTTGCGCTCTGCGCCTACCGGCTGCATTAACTTGACGCGCAGCTCTTTCAACATTGCGAGTGGCAGATTGCGCAATATCGCCTACAATAAGCTGTGCGTTTTCGAGATTGCCGTATAGCTGGTTAGCTCTTTCAAGCGCTGCGTTAAGTTGGCGAATCTCGCCAAGACCTTGTACGCCAACACTAATTAGCCCCCGATAATCAGCCACTTCCCGTCCCGGCGCCAGTGTCCCACCTTAGCGCCTCCTGGGTTGGCTGGCCTGTGGGACGGCTGGTATCTGATCGGCCAGGATCTCTTCGTATGCAGCGTGCATAATTATGTCATCCTGAGTTGCGTCGCGCTCAAGCTCAGAAAGCGTCTTTCCGAGCACCTTGCACAATGCAAGTCTAAACATCAGGGCCGAATCCTTTTTTATTGCTTCCTTGATCGCTTTTGGGATCTTCGCCCGCTAGCATACCTCCGTTATCGAGAATTGCAACCATCATATTGGTCAAGTCTGCCTTGGCATATTCCTGGCGCATTTCGCCTTTATCGACAACAGGGTCGAACATCTTTGTGCCATCTTCGTACTCAGCACGCTTAATGAGCACGCTCAAGCCATAGGCGTTGGTATTCCTGTCATTCCTAACTGCTTCCCTGATTGTTTCGTCCTCTGCATCGGTAAGGGGCCACCAATACATGTCAAACGATGCGCCAGTGCTTAGCGTGATCTCCACTTTGCGGCGCTGGCGAGTTGCCTTGAGCAGTTCTTTGACGTTTTTGGCCATGGGAAGGATGTTGCAACGAGGGAATCATAGCACCTGGTCAAGGCATGAAAAAGCGGGACCGAAGCCCCGCTGTGTGACAATCCAAAAACGATCAGAAGTCAGTCAAGCCAAAAAGGTTGGTGGGGGTGTCCGAGATTCGATAGTTAATCGAAATCTCAGTCGGGCTGTCATCTTGCGAAATGGCGCTACTGAACCCAAGTAAAACAATAGGGAAGATGCAAGGCAACGAAGCAGCGTCATCAACCATGTTCGGGTTGCCGGTGGTAGCAACAGCACTAAAGTATGCTTTTAGCTCGGCGCCGTTTTGGTCGTTGAACATCGTACCTTGAATAATACGATTGGTAAAAGCAAAACGATCCTCAATAAGGCGCACAGTCAAGGTGCCATTGCCATCTACGAAACCGGCCTGATACCTGCGGAATCGAGCAAGTTTAGGGCCGGTAGCGGAACCAGGCTTACAAGGGAGAGAGGTAATGTCAATCTCGCCCCTAGTAAGGGTAAGGTCAACAGATGGCACTTCGCACATGGCGTAAGCCGTAGCGAAGCTCATCTCGATGTGGTTGCCTTCGCCTGGAGTGTTTGCGCCACCAGCGCCACCGTTGCCGGTAAAAGCAAGCGCAGCGCCGCCAAGAGTGGCAGAGATAGTGCAAGACGTGGGAGTGGGACGGGTCTTGATGTAATAAACTGTTCCATCAGTGATGGCAGCATCAAGGTTAGCGGTTCCTTTTTCCGTGAAAGTTACAGGATCACCAACACGAAAATCAGAATTAGCAGGAATATGAAGAACCGAAGTGGTAGCAGGACTAACGGGAGCAGGGAAATCAGTTTTGTCAAGCAGGCAGGCCAGGGTGCCGGGGGGCTTCATGGCGATCATGCCATCTTGGCCGGTGAGAACGCTGACAGGGCCGCAGTTAGCGACGGGCATAGGAGGTCCGACCCGTGGCCGGTGATTGCTGTAGCCGCCAGTCTACTCCCTGTAGCGAGCCATGAAGGGCATAGAGAACCGGGTGAAGTGATGCGCCCGGTCCTGTAGCTGCGCCTGGGTCGGCCCTGTGAGCGTGCCGACGCGAGCGATGATGGATTGCCCTGGTGGCGGGATCGAGCCGTTCAGGGCCGATAGCGCGTCGATCACAGGGCCGGCAATGACCAGCCCCCGGCCAGGGCCGATGCTTTTGCGGGTGAAGATTTCGCACACCAGGGAGCCTCGAATGTGCCACGAAGCCTGAGCGCCAATAGCCTGCTCTTGCATCAGGCCAAAGTTGACACGAACAAGACAGTATTCATCATCATCTGCAAACTCAGTAGCAAGTTGATTTTCGACATAAACCCGCACCGGACTGGCGGCATCAATCACAATGCGCTCATAGATGCCACGAATCTGCTGAAAGGGGACTGTCATTTTTTGTTTACAGGAATAAGGAAGCCGGCTTTTGCGCCCTTTTTAATAGCAGCCTTAAATTCGCCGCCTCCCATATAGGTATCGTACCAGTCTTTCTCTGCTGTTGACATTGCTGGCCGCTTGCCTCGTTCCAGTATTTCTTCTGTTGACATTTCCTTAACATCGCCCCGATACTTGCCAACCCTTCTACCTATTGCAACTGGCGCTTTAATTGGATCTTCTTCTTGTCGTATAAACCTGCCAGGGATAAGATCCATTGCCTCTTGCGCGTAGGGGGAAGAGTTGCCGATAAACAGCTCAACCTTGCTTCCGCTTGCTGGCAGGGAAGATGTAAACTGGCCCTTTGCGTTACGGCCTTGGGTCTTAAGCAAGGGGATGTTAAAAAGATTGTACTTACCATCTTTGCCGCCTGGCCTTGCGCCTCTTTTGCCATCGGCAGTTTCAACATACCAGCTATCCCTGAAGTCACCGCCCCAAGCTGGGCCAATAGCAGCAAGATCGTTTACGACTTCCTTGGCGGCATTGCGCAATGCAGTAAATGCAGCGTCCCTAATCTCGTCAGACATTTTCTCAAGACCGAAGCCTTTGCCTTTCTTCGCTGGCTTGCGCCGTCTCGCCATTATTCCGCCCTCGCTGTAATCTTGCTTGCGTACATAGCAAAGGTTGTGGTTCCACTTTCTGAGCCTTGCACGATAAAGGCTTTCCCGTCAAGCGTAGTAATTAGCTTGCCGTCTAGCGTCGTCAGGTAGATTGGTCCGACGATAACGCCGTCAATACCACTACCGTAGCTTTCGACTTCTGTTACCTTCCACTTGCGCCCCAAGTATTCGAGTCTGTCATTGGAGCTGATAGGCCAGGGCACCGTATCATGGTCAACCCATACACTGACCTCATTGCCTTGCTCGACTCCGTTGCGTTCTGACTTTTTAGAGCGCGTTACAGCACCGGCAGCGTTAAACCTTGCTTCAGTAATTGCAACTGTGCCTAACGTTTCATTGTAAACACCAGAAGTTACTTTAATGTATGTAAGCGACTGGGATCTGTACTTATCTATCATCCGTTTTGACAACGGCTTTGCCCAAGCATCTTGCGGAGCGTTCATTTAGCCTCGAAGAATGCGAACAGAGCTTTCGTTCTGCCGGTCAACCCAACAGCCGATTAAGTCCAGTAGCCACGGGTAAAGCCGTAGCACGGTGGGCGAGTAACTGCCAACACGCTTGTCCTTCGGCAGCACCTGTGCTATGGTGCTGGGAGCAAAGTATTCTTGCTCGAATACGTCGAACTTTTCTCGCTTAACAACTGGTGCCGGCAACTGGCTCGAAGCGCCAATAACTGCGGTACTGTTGCTAAATAGCACCAAGGCAAGTTCGGAAGCAGCGGCAAGATAGCCTGCTGTTAAGCTGTTGCCGCAACAAGTCGCCTCATCAGTGCACCAGCGTAATGTACGCAGCGCAGTCTGAGCAGAGTTAAGAGCCTGCGCCTTTTGCGTTGCGTTGAGCGCGGTCCAAGCAGTTGCCTTGAGCGTTGCCCCCATGTAGGCGTCAACTTGCTCCACCGTGACCAGCGCCGGGGGCGTGCAGTTGCAGACACGCTCGCCATTGGCGCCGGAGTAGTAATAGGGATCGGCCAGGCGATGCCAAGGCCACCAGGAAGCGTTCACACCGCGTACACACGCCAGGCGGTGCCGTTGTACCAGCACTTCGCACTAGCCGCGCCGCCGGCCACGGGGGCGGCGCCTACGGTGGGGGAAGTGAGGCTGCCGACCACAAGACTCATGCCTCGCCGGGGATTCGCAGGCAGAGTGGCGACCGTGTAAACCTTGCGATATTCGAGAAAATTAAACAGTGCCATCGGGAGACGGTACGGGCCAGCCTTGATCATAGCTCAGATCGGGCCATGAAAAAGCCCCCCAGGCATCTGACCTCCTGGGGGGCTGTGTGTCCAACGCGGAGTAAACCGATCAGATCGTACCACCGTAGGGGCTGTTTGTCACCAACCGGACCAGCGGGATCAGTCGCGCATCGTTGTAAGCAAGCGCGTGCTGAGAGCCGGTAGCTAGCTGAGCGTTGGTTGGGTTGTCAACAGCAGTACCAGACAAGGTAGTGCCAGGAACGTGGAAGCTGTGATGGTAGTCCACAATAATGCCATCTTGCTTGGATGGTGCATTGCGAACCGTCTCGATCTCAAGGGGAGTTTGTTCGCCCTCAAGCATGACGCCATCGCCACAAAGGTAGCTAACAAACTGCCGCTGTTGGCCGCTGGTGCCAATGATCGGAAGTTGGTCATCAACCACGACCTTAACGTTAAAAGCGCTACCAATCAGCAAGCGCGTGTTAATGCCCCTGCGGTCAGCATCATAGGTCAAGAAGCCTACTTGCTCAAGATAGGCTTGAACAAGAGAGTGACAGAACAGAGTAGTAATCTCAGACTGCCGTTCGCCCAACTTGTAGCGAGCTTCGATAACGTTTTCAGCCGTCAACCAGTTGGCAATGGTAGAGCCAGTGGTAACAGACTTGTTTACGTTATTGGTGGCATTAAGCGGGCCGCCAGTGCCAAGCAAGCCCTCAAGTTGCGCAATCATTTTGCGGGTCTTGATCTTGTTGAGCGCCGGCTCAAGCTGACTCGTAAGTACCTGCAAAGGATCTTCGCCGCTGGCCAGCTTCGAGAGCTTGTCAACAGCGTAAGCAAAGCCACGGTGGGTGATAGTGGCGTACTGAGTAGCGCTGGTGATGCCTTGGAAGGTGAAATGGCCTTCGCCAGAATCGCCCCACTCACGGCCGGAATCCATCCTCTCTTCCACCGGGTCAATCGGTCGGAAAAACGGCGCTTCGACCCGAACGCCGGTAGTGGAGGTGAGGAGCTGGTTGCTTCTGGCCAAAATGCCAGAGCGAACCATCATGGACTTGTTAAAAATCTCTTCTTGAAGGTAGGCGGCAAATTCACCAGAAGTAGCAAGCCGCGTAAGGCTTGTTACATCGCCGGCAAAAGTACCGCCCAGGTTACCAAGGAACACTGGAGGAAAAGCAGAGGTTGTTTAGTCGGCATGACCGCACAGCCGTCGATGCTTTTGCCCAGGGTTCGGCACAGCTTTACCCTTGGCCGCGAGAGGCGATGATAGCCTCCGCTTCAGCCTTCAGCTTAGCAGCTAAATCAGGATCTTCATGCTGTATGGCGATGCGTGCGGTCACGTTTCCACCAGGAAGCCATGGGTTGGTGACAATGCCGCCACCAGGAGCGGCAGAAGCGCCCGTAGCCGGCCTGGAGCCCATGCCACCGCTACCGCCTTGGGGCTTGAACAGATAGGCGTATTGAGGGTTTTTGCGGAGCTTGCCGGCAAGGTCGGTGATAACAACCTCTAAGCCATCAATAACTGCAATAGTTTTGCCGTTCTTGTCTTGAACGAGAGAATGTAGCAATGCCCATGCGTGCTCGGGATGGAACACTTCGGCGGCATTAAAGACAGCAAGAAAATCAGCACGCTTACGATCTTCGACGCGCTTAGCGTCTGCTTCTAAAATGGCCTTGTCCTTTTCTTCGTTTTCTTTCCTTAGCGCTTCAAGGTTGTCGTTTGCTTGTTTGAGCAGTTGTTCAAACTCGCCTCTTTTTTCTAAGTCCTTTCTAACGCGCTCCGCTTCCTTGTCTCTCAGCTCCTTAAGTTCGTCGGTTACTTTTTTCTTTTCAGTTAAAATTGTCTCCTTGTTGCCATTTACAGCAGCCAGTTGTTGCTTGAGGTCTTCGGCTTCTGCGGCCTTGCGTTGCAATTCTGCAATTTGTTCAGCGGTGAGTTCCATGACTTGATTGGTGGATGCGCTATACTGTAGCGCGTAACCGATTCATTGCACCATGGCAACAGCCGCCCCGACTCCAGCCCCTGCGGTAAAGCCCAGCGTTCCGGCTGCTCCCGCGCCCACTGAGCCCGTGGCCCCTGCCGCGCCCGATCCGGCTACTGAGATTGCACAGCTCAAAGCACGGCTGGCACAGCTTGAGCCGGCTTCTGACGACGAAAACAAGCCGACCGGCCCTGAGACAGTCAACATGGGCGGCCTGGTACTTCGGAAGACCGTTGGCGCAGACGGCGAATGCAAGACCGAAGTGTTGAAAAAGCCGATGATTGATCGTGAGTCGATTCGGGCCACTAAGGCCGTTCAGCGTGAGTCCGGCTTCTGATCGCAGCGCCTAACTGAAAGCCCCTGAACTGCTGCGTGTAGCGGTTCAGGGGCTTTCTTAGTGTCTTCACGCACTGCCAGCGCTTGTTTTTCGACCAGCTCCAGAAGACGGGAGCGAGCGTCCTGATCCTGCGGCACCATTGGCGTTCTGCGTTTTTTGCTGCTCAAGCATAACACGTTCCGCCTCTTTTTTCAACTCTTTAACGGCTTTGCCTAGCTCAACTAGATCCACGTCTTCAGGTATCCATTCACCTTGGGCCAGGATGCGATGGAATAGTTCAGTCGTAATTTGGCCACTGGCCTCTATGTCAGCCAGTACGCTTACATCTTGGCCTAGCAGGCGATAGAAGTCAAAGTCTTTGTCGATAACAACCCTAGGTGGTTCTATGCCTCTGTATTCTGCCGCCATTCTAAATGCTTCATTAAGTGCAGCCTGCGTTTCAGTTGCAGCCACTGATAGCACGCAGTTGGCTTGCTGGTGGTCGATACGCTTTGCGTCGGCACTTTCAGCTACATGCTTCTGACCTAGCAGCTTTGTAACGCCAAGATGCGAGATTTCATTTTCCAGGCGATCAAGTAAAGCTGCTTGCGCCGCAAAAGAGCCGGCGTCACACTGGACCCAGTACGCTTTACTGCCGATATTCATTCTGATGGCATAATTCTGCCCCGTAATCGCCTCGTTATTATCGTAATCCTCTAGCACCAGCAAGCCAATAGCAGCGATATGCAACGAATGCAGAAGGTCTGCTAGGCGCCGGTAGTGAGCGATATTTAGATGCGCAACGTCAGACAGTGGGGGAGTAGCGCATAAATAGCCCTCTTTCTCGGCATAGATATGCACTAAAGGAATATAATCGAGAGGAGTAAAGCCAATGTCACCTATTGTTTTATTTGACTCAAACACTTCATAAGCGCCAGGGACAAGAACGCGAGCGACAAAAACGTACTCTTCCCCGTAGGCGCCCTTAGCAACTTTGCGCTCTTCCTGATAGCGAAACGTTGTTAGCTTTGCGCCAGGATCGTCACTTTCTCGCCGGCTACCTAAATACTGCCATGGATCAACCGGCACAAAGTATGGGCGCAATGGTTTGATTTGATCGTTAGCAGATTGCGCTTCGCGTTTTTCTGCATCGACAACTATTGACGACATGCCATAAGTAAGCGCAACTTCTAGCCGCTTTAGAGCGAACAGATCCAATGAAGTGCCGTCACCGTCAACATCTTTCCTAAACTCCTCTTCCCAATATGGATCACCGCCTTCTAGTTTAATCATCTTACGCATAACCATGCCGGCTGCGTTATGAATTAAGCGCTTTGTAAATGGCGCTAAAACAGAAAGATTAACGCGAGTCTTCCATGGGTCAATCTTGGTCTTGGGATCTTCTTGCTCTCTTGGTTCACGCGGCAGGTAGATATGTGCATTTGCATGTAAATACTCAGTCCCCTTTGTGACGGCTTGCATTATCTCCCACTTTTGCTGCATTCGCCTATTTATGTCGTCCATATAAAATGGACTATCTACGTCTATGTAGTTTGGTAGCGATATTTTTCTGGTTGCTAGGTTCATTGCGGCAAAGCGTTTGCCAGTAGCCTAGCCTGCCGGCGCCAGGATGCACGGGTTACAGTCGGTGGATAAGATCGAGTCTCCATGGCGACAGCTACTGCCCCTACAGGACTTCGCCCAAGTGGCGACATTGTAGTAGGTAAAAACCGGCTTTCTCTGCGGCCAATGCAGGGAATGATTTTTAATGATCGACGCCGTTTTCGTGTTGTTTTAGCTGGCCGGCGTGGTGGAAAGACGGTGCTAGGGGCAATCGAAATGCTGCGCGGCGCTAGTGAGCGCAAGGGCAATTACTATTATGTTGCGCCAACGTATCGGATGGCAAAAGAGATCGCTTGGGATACTTACAAGAGTATTATTCCCGAACGTTGGATAAGAAAGAAAAACGAATCAAACCTTAGAATAGATTTAATTAACGGATCTTGCATCTACCTTAAGGGTTCTGAAGATCCAGATGCTTTGCGCGGTCCTGCATTAAGTGGAGTAAATTTAGACGAATGCGCTTTTCAGACGGAATATACATGGAGATCAGTTATCCGTCCTGCACTTTCTGACCGCAACGGCTGGGCGCTCTTTACTACCACTCCATCGCCTGAAGGCACCGCAGGTTGGTTCTACGAAACAATCTTGCTTCTACAGAATGCTGACATGGCCGATCCTGGCCTGGAGAGGCTTGACCCTAAGCAATGGTCATTATATGAGTACACATCCTTGCAAGGCGGCAACATTCCAGCATCCGAGATTGCAGAAGCCAGAAGAACGCTAGCGCCTGAAGTGTTCGAGCGCGAGTACGAAGCGAAGATACTATCAAATACGGGTCTTGTGGTGTCATGTTTCTCGATGGATAATATCGACTCAACGATTGAAGACGATCCAAGGTTGCCGCTATATGTTGGAATGGACTTTAACAACGATCCGCTTACTGCTATTTGCGCAAACATTATTAAGGTAAACGGCAGAGTAACGGAACTGCGAATCTTTAATGAGCTAAACCTAAAGGGTGCTACCACTTGGGACATGGCAGGGGTGTTAATTGATCTGTATGGCGGCGACTGCTGGAAAAATGAGGATGGTTATGGATTTGCCGAAACTCGCCGCCGTATTATTGCCTGTCCTGATCCAACCGGCAAAAGGAAGCAAACGTCTGGTATTGGCGTCAGCGATCATCAGATCCTAAGAAAAGCCGGAATTACTGTTTTTGCCCCTGAAGCGCCCTATAACACCGCTGACAAGATTCGATCTGTGAACGCAGCATTGCGCACGGCAGACGGGGAAGTGCATGCTAAGATTCATCCGCGTTGCCGGGAGCTAATAAAGTCGTTTCGTACGCTTGGTTACGCTGAAGGAACAAGAATGCCAAACAAGAAACTTGGCGTCGATCATGCTTTCGACGCCTTTGGGTATCTGTGTTTAGGTAAATTTAACCTTGCGAAAGGCGAATCGGGTACTGTCACCACTCACCAGATATACTGATTCTCTATATTTTGCTTTTTTCTGCAGATTCTGCTGGTGGTAGTCGAGCAACTGGTTCCCGCCTCGGCCAGGAAAACCGCCAGCCTTCGACTTCTTGCTCAGGCGGTTGTATCGTATGCCATAACTTCTTGCAGCATTCACAACGCCGCCGCCTTACCCGGCTGCCGCATACCATGTAGCGCGTTTCGACAACGATTACGTTAACCGAGCCGCAGCCAGGATCGGGGCACTTAATTCTGTTGCTGCGACTTCCCATTAGTGCCACTCAGCATCGGGGCCAGCGCAGTAGCCTTTAGAGTGAAAAAGATTTTGAAGTTCGCCTACAAACGAGTCCAAGTCTTTTTCGAGTCCATGGTTATCGCAATAAAGTTCAGCGTCGTAGATGGTCAGTTCCATCGAATCCTTGCTTTCCAGGGGCTTGCGCTGCCGTGCGTCAACCCAAATAACGCAATCAAATAATCTAGCTTTGCGGCAAGCATTAAACTCGTCCCGCTTTCGCATCCCAACGTACATATCGTAACCACGCTCAAGCATGGTTCGAGCCGTTCGTGTTTTGTCGGGAGTATTGTAAGCGGAGATTAAATCTGCCCATGTTTTTCGATGATTAACTCTATCCGCAAACATTTCCTCAAAAGTATGGTAGCGCTGGCGACCCCAAGTGGGCCAAATACATTCTTGTCCGACAAAAACTGAAGAAGAGGTAAACGCCAGGTCCATTCTGTCGCGGATTTTTTTAGCAAGGGTATCCTTGCCGTGACGAGCATGGCCGATAATAAGCAATTTAGGCTTGCGGCGTGAAGGATTCATAACTTTAACCCTTTGATGCGGTGACGGTTGCATCGTTATTATACCTGCCGGTGACGGCGTAAGAGCGCCTAGGTTCGGAATCCATCGTAGAAAACTTCATCTGCCCAATTTTCATGCCTGGATAAATGCCTATCTCCCAAAGTTGGCGAACGCTTAGAAGCTCAAGCGTTAAGCGCGAGCCATGCCAGCCGGGATCGCAAAAACCGGCCATCAAATGCTGTAATCCACTTCTTGCGCGAGAAGATTTAAGGATAAATTGGCCTTCTAAGTCGTTGGGAATGTTGAAAAACTCTTCAGTTTCAGCCAAGAAAAACTGTCCTGGCACTATGAGATAAGGATTTTTCTCTGTGTATTTAGCGATTGAAACTAGCACCATCTCTGGGCTTTCCACTGATTCGATCATAATGTTGCTGCCCAAGCGCAGGTCAAGCGACGCTGGGTTAAGCAATGCAGGATCATACGGAGTGACCATGCCAGCCATGCAGCGTTCGTGGATCTGCCAGTCAGCGAGAGTGCCCATGATGCGTTGATTGTTGCAGCGTCATTCTATCACGTTGCTTGCCGGCAAGGGATGAGGTATGATTGAGCCATGGAACGCCCCCGCGAGTTTACGATGGTCCGGCACAACGGCGAGATTGGCTGGAAGCTGCCATATTCCTACAAACTGTTACCATCTTCTGCAACGGCTGGCGTTGTTGTCGTTGATCCGGCAGGAGTGACACATCTTGTTGCCCGCAAGACGCTGACGCTGCGATGATTGTGCTATGATTGATGAGTGATCAACAGCGAGTTATCGTGACCGCAACTTCGCCCAGGTTCCCTAACCCTCTCGATATCAAGTGGCAGTCTCAAAACGATAACGCCAGCGGCACTGGTTATCGAGAGTGTTTCAGCTCTAGCTGCGCTATGCTGGCCATGTTTTACGGCAAGGTTGCCAACGATGATGTCTATAACAGTATTCGGCAAAGGTATGGGGACACCACCGATGCTGAAGCTCAACTTAGAGCCTTGCGCTCGCTAGGGCTGGACGCTAATTTTAGAACTGACGGAAATCCCAAGACTATTGAAGCTGAAATTAACGCTGGCCGACCTGTTGCCGTGGGCTGGCTGCATCAAGGCAACGTTAGCAACCCTGTTGGCGGCGGCCACTGGAGCGTGATTGTTGGCTACACTTCTACTCATTGGATTCAGAACGACCCTAACGGCGAAGCCAGGTTGATTCAGGGTGGTTATACTGCTAATTACAACGGCTACCGTCAAAACTACAGCCGCAAAAACTGGAACTCTCGCTGGATGGTTGGTGGCACTGGTGGATGGATGCTTACTTGCAGGCCATAAACGCAACTCCTACCCCGGTTGCTTGTACGCCAACTTATACGCTAGTTTGTACGCTGGCGTATTTTTGTATGTGGGTATATTGTTTTGGGAGAATGTTGGGGCGGGATATTATATTGGGAGAATACTGGTGCGAGATGGGAGAGGTATGGGCACCCCCTCCCCGCTATGCGAAAACCGCAACCCTGCCCCCGGTAAGCATAGCAAACCGGGGAAGGATTAAGCCTAGTCGTGATAGCCAAAGGTAGGCGAACCGTCGCGCAGATCATAGGCGATCCCGCGCAAGATATAAATGTGATCATCTAACTGATCACATTTTAAGAGATCAGCCTCAGTCATGGCATGTAGCATATCTAGCACGTTCCAAGCGTGACCATAAGCGGGGACCATATAGGCTTGTGGACCGTGCCTTCTGTCTTCTTCGATCACGCGCCTAATAGTACGAAGAGCGCCACTAGCAAGGGTAGCTAGTTGGCCGTTTGTCATTGTGCTGATTGCCATGGGTTGGGTTGCGTTGTTTGCCTGTCTATTCTAGGGTCAGATGCTACGCTCGCAGTCTGACCCGTAACAGTTAGTAATGTGGCTTGCTAGGCGCAAGATGCTAATTACATGCCATCGTCTGGCCACTTGAAGCCAGCGGGAACAAGCCAAACATCTTGATCCTGATACAACGTCTCGCCTAATTCTGTACTGTAATTATCTAACACACTTTCCCATGCTTCCCAGTAAAGGTCAGACCCTGTATCTCCCAATGCCCTTGCATACCCTATATCTATATTACAACGCTTGCAGTCTGCCTCAGTAAGGTATCTAGTACCGAACATCTGCGGAATATAAATTCCCCATGATCCGTCAAGAATTAAGGTGGGCTCAACAACTGTCGGCAGCCTTGGTGTTTGTGACATTGTGATAGTTGCGATGGGATGATGGGAGTTAAGATTTAACCTCTAACGCTAATAAGATCGCCGTCAAGAACCACTAAGAAAGGATGATCCTTAGTGATAATGTAGGCGGTGCCAGCGTTACCAAAACAACAAACATAGACACGGTGCCACCTTGCACCTAATCTAATAGCATAGTCGGTAGGTATCTTACGACCGTATCCGTCCTGGGAGCGACCCGCATAAGGATGCCCCTTAAAAGGGCGAAGTTCCGCTATAAAGTCTGGGAATACTTCGCCAAGATAGCTGCAACGCTGTTCAGTCATGACCTTGTTTGCTTTGGTGCTTGCATATCCTACCATGTCTTAGCATGGCAGGACGGTGGACGCTTAACAATTTGTAAGGTTGGCACGGTGGCCAGAGGTTAAATATAGTTTCCCTTTTCTACTATGTCACCATAGCAAGCGACAACATAGCGACCAGTCTCGCAGAATCGTATGATCGTAGGAACGTAAGGATCACCTACGTTCAGATAGTCAAAACCTTTGTTTTCAAAAATAGTATCATCTTTATGCGCAACGTATTCTACGCCACAAGTCTCAGCGATTGCATCCAAAACCGTTAGTCTGATTTGAGACGTTTTTGCCGGGTGAAATAAAGCAGACAAGTGTTTGGACGCTGGATGCTCTTTTAATTCTTTTCTGCTCAATTCTAAAGCGCGCCTAAGGTCCTTCCCCAGGCCGGGAAAAGCAGAATTTAACGTTTTGATGCTTGGGAGACTCATTGAGATGACCTTGTTTGCTTTGGTACTTGCATATCCTGCCATGCCTTAGCATGGCAGGACGGTGGACGCTTAACAGTTTGTAAGGCTAGAAGTCAAGCAAAGGCGATCCTGATATTTTCTCACCTAATTCTATTTTGCGGCACAATTCAGACAAGTCGGTGATAGTGGCAAGACTAATGGTTATCAATGCCAAATCACGATCCGCCCTTAGCAGCAACATGGCCGCATCATAAATCTCTGCCTTACGCTTATCCTTGTTAGCCTCAAGATTAACCCGGAAATTAGCAGGGGAAACACTTTGAGTTTGCATGGTTTGAATGAATGAATGAATGAATGAATGAATTTAGCAGACAGGTTTGCCGATGCTAGAATAAAGTTCATCGATTCTACCTTCGTTGAGCGCAGGATTGTAGACATATAGCGCGATACCCCTAGGGTCGGTTTGGTGGTAGATAGACAAACCATGCCTGGCGGCAATCTTGCGAGCAGACTCTACGCTTTGCTTCTCTTTATCCTGAATCGTAGGGCCAGGGATAGTAAAGCAGCCGTAGCGATCTTGAAAATAACGCTTAGGAGTTTCTTCATTGTCACCGTGCCATTGAATAGCGCCATTACATTCATCTTCATTCCATTTGTGAATAATTTTAGCTAGTCTTTTAAGGCTTGCCCATTCTGCGGCGGTGAATGGGGCGGTTTTTGTTGCTGTTGTCGTGGCCATGGTGGGGCGGTGCGTGTTTGCTTGTTAATAGTAGCATGGTTGTCAGCGTGGTGTGGCTGGACGCTTAACAATTAGCAAGGTTAAGAGTGCTGGCGAACACTTTGTCTAATGGCGACAATCTTTTTATCTAACCGTACTACGCTATCGTTGTAGGACCCGGCGCAATAATTACCTTCTTTCTGCACTTTGTTAGCCTCTTTTCTTAAAAGATCGTAGATAACATTAAGCTCCCAAATTGAAAGATTGACAGGAACTAACTCTGTCATTAAATCGGGAGAGTAAATAGGGCTAATCATTGAATGCCTCTCGAATGAATGAATGGCTCCCATACAATAGCGCATGAATGACACGCCAGTGGCTGGACGCTTAACAGTTTGCAACAGTGGCAGCATCGCTAAGGCTTGACAATTTTTCGCTTATCTCTCCTAGGGTCCTTGCGTAGAAACAATCCTTATTATTTCTTTTTTGCACAAGCCATCTATACTTTGAGCCTATAGGGTTAGCTCTTTTGATAAGCCATATTCCATCGTTGCCGGCTGAATACCCTACATATTCGCCTGTCCGACAACTTATGTCAATGTTAGGAAAGGATGCGCCCATGAATGCCTTTTTTGTGAATGGCTCCCATACAGTAGCACCCTAACAGGGCCAGCGCCTATGAATGCTTAACATTTAGTTGCATGAATGCCTGTCTCAGATGAGATTCATTGCGCCGCAAGGGTTCTCAACAAGTCTCAGTCTCAATCTCAACCGTCTCATCGTTGAGATTGGCCGCTGTCTCATCTGAGACTGGCTGAGACTCACCGGCAGGGAGTACAGGCTGCTCGACCGAGACGGTCAACACCAGATCCTCCTCGCTCAGGCCAGCGCTCTCCCGCATCTCCCTAGCGATCTCGCCAGCACGCGCTAAGCCCGCCAGAGCTGCGCCCCAGGCATGGTCCGAAATGGCCCCTTGAATGGCCGTCTGGCGGGCTGCGGCCACCATGGCGCGGCGCAGCTCTGGCGGGGCGCTCTCAGCGGCCAGCAGGGCACGCTCGGCGCGGCGCTGAATGCGGGTGAGGGTGGCGTTCGAGAGGTGTGAATGCAGCTCGCCTAGCTTCCACCTAACTTGAACCGGCAACAATCCAGCAGCATAATAGCCAAACGCCTCTCTTGTTAATGCTTCTAAATCTGGCGCTTCTTCGTTCTCGCTGCTTTGGTCCCAAGATGCCTGCCAGGCGTTATGCGTGCGCAATAATCTTTCGCTATCTGGCCGGCAGTGAATGGGAGTTGGGTTAATGCGAGAAAGCGATGAATCCATGTTGCTCTTATTCGTGATTACAGGATACTACAACGCAACATACTTCCATGCTTTTATCTTGCCGGCAGGAAGAAAATGGTCTTATAGGCTTGACTTATGGCGGATAATCGCCTGCATTTTCAGTAACAGGTCCAAAAGCCTGATGGGAGCTGGCAGAGATAGAGAGAATAGAAGAAAATACTTTTTTTCACTTTTTCTACAGTCTCATGAGACTCATAGTGAGACTGTATCACCCTGATACACGTTTCCCCCACCTTTTCTATTAGGCAATTTATCTCCTTTTCGTTTTTCCTTACAGATCGTTGCGCCGCAAGGCTTTTGAATGTGTTACTAAAAATGCAGGTTTATCTCCTCGGCACCTTTTTCCTTATAAATCGTTGCGCCGCAAGGCTTTTGAATAGATCACTACTCGATGCAGGCCCCCAAAATGACCATAAGCCAGCCTGATCTGTCCAGGTTGAGAATCCAATGAGAAAGCTGGGACCCGAAAGCCCCAGCCCCCATGATTTACCTTGCCGGTTATTTATCCATGATTTAAGTAAGCCAAAATACCCTTGTAAGTGTAAGGTATTTTAAGAGCTTTGCACGTCATTTTAATGCCGTCCCCATCTTTGTTGGCTTCATTTCTTGCGAGTCCGATGGTCATTTTTTCTGCTAGCTTGGCGGGAGTTGTTACGGCTGCTGAGTAGCTGTATTCCGCATTGTTTGCGAACAAATGCTCGTAAGCCTTTTCAAGGCTTGACTGAAATAGCGCGGCGTTTTCTTTGTTAAGGTTCATTGGGGAGTTGGGGATGGTGGAATTGAAAAGACTGTTTACTTTGCCGGCTTACTCCAGAATGGATCATAACCAAACGGAATGTCATACCATAACTTTTTGTCAATATCTGACCGGAACTGTTTAGGCATCTGCAATACGCTGTCAGGCAATAAAACGTGATAGAGGATAATAGTTTCAGCTTTTTCACTGCACCTAACGTACAAAGTCGATTTGTGATGGTCGATCAAACAGCCAGCGGCGACCAGCTCTTCATAAAGTGTCATTGGATGATCCGGCTTGTTTGCCGGCAGAATGGTGGGTTAGAGGTTAAAGCGTCACTCTTCAAAGCAACCTAAATCTTTTAGCCGCGCATCTTCAGCCTTACGCGCAAGGCTCGAACAAATTTTAGCCATCGCCATCAGCTCATCCTTGGCTCCACTAACTCTCGCCATTTGCTCCACTAACTCGATAGATTGCCTGTGCAACGCTCCATAACTATGCTGGTTGCCGGCAAGATAGCCAGTTTGATCGTATGCCGATGGGGTTTGCATGGTGGGCCTGTTTCGTTTGAACACATTAAGCATAGCACATAAAAAAGCGAGCTTGCTAGGCTCGCCTCTTAACGCTTAACAGTTTGTAAGGTGGCTCAGACTTTGCCTTCTAGCAACTTAAAAAGCATGAACGAAATAATGAGCTTTTCCACGCCATCCGAATCGCCCCATTGTGGCATCAGCTCAGTCTGAACCACGTTAATGGTTATAGTCATTGCGCCTGTGTCGTCGGCTATCTTTTTGCCGCCAATATCTGGCGGCAAAAAGCCGATTAACGGCTTATTGTACAGATAAAATAGCGTGAATGGCGTATCTTTCAGTGGAGAGTAGCACTTCAAAACGCCGTCAGTGTAAAGACGCTTCATAAAATCTTCATCTGATTCGCCATCGGCTGGCCGCAGCTCAGAATCTGCGACAATTCGTTCGACTACCGTGCCAAGCTCTCGTGCCTGAATACGCTTCGCAGCATGGCGGGCAAAGGCAATTCTGCGGTCTTTTGGTGCGACTGATTCCAGATCAATGATCGAAGCGGTTGGTTCCATGTAGGGGTTCGGCTTGTTGCCGGTGTCGTTTGGACAAAGTAATCATAGCATGAAAAAAGCCGGACTTGCTAGGTCCGGCTGAAAGTGCTTAACAGTTTGTAAGGTGTTACTCCTCGCTCTCCGCTGTCACCACCATGCCACGGCTGCCATATGGCGCCCTATTAGCTTGATCCTCTACTGGCATCAACAAGTATTCCATGGTCACTGATAGTTCTGGCATATCTACTTTAGCGCTAAAGATCATTGGCGTATTGTATCTGTTGCGCTCGCTAACCACAAGATCAGTATGTGAGTACAGCTTAACTATTGTTAAGAAATCAGCCAGGTAAGCAGCATTAAACCCAATAGGCGTATCAGTCTCTCTTCCATATTGACTGGGCCATATCCGATCCGAGTCTGGATAAAGCGTAGCGGGATTTACGCTTGTATAGGTATCTGCCGCAGCTACGTATTCACATTGCCACATTGCCGGCAATGATTGCATATATTCTGTCAGCTTTTTGCCGCCATGGATAGCAGCGTTGCTAAATGGCGTCTCAAACTCAGCGATTCTGGCGTATGGTATGCGCTTCTTGAACGCTTTACCTGATAGCAGTAATGCTTGCTGGCATACCCATTTAGGATTTGGGCATGTAACACGAAAGGCTCTGTGTCCATCGCTGGAGCTAATGATAACTCCCCCATCATCTGCCGGCCTGACTAGGATGCCAGTTAGCACTTGCTTAACAGGATCTGGCGAGGTAAACTGTGCTGCTGCGTGCAACATTGCGACTGGAAGAATGGCGCTTGTCATGGCGGCTTGGGTTGTTTGAACAATGTAACTATACAGCATCTAAGCGCCAACGTGCCAAGGTCAGTGTTGGATGCTTAACAGTTTGTAAGGTGGCGGCTAGGCTGCCGCTTCATAGGTCGAATGGATAAAACCTGGCAGCGTATGGCCGGCTGGCCCGACCACCTTCCAAAAGCTGCAAGGTGGTAATATCTGAACTTCATTCCCAAAATAGCTAATTACTTTGGCTACCTCTTCCAGGCTGTAATCCTTAATGCAGTCAGCCTCTTTCTGGCTAACGTGCCCAAGTTCTCTAGCCAGCGGTAGAAACTCGACCCACTGGTCATTCTGTTGCACAAAAATAGTAAACATATCAATATACCCGATTGTAAACTGCATTCACAAAGTTGTCCTGGGATAACAGCTTGGCGTCCAGTGCAGCACCGATGCTGCCATGGTAGGTCATTAAAACCCATTCATAACCCAACGCTTCAATCTCTGGCGCTGACAGGATCACCCCTTCTGGCGCTCTTTGCTTTAGCTTAAAGCAAAGCAGCTTATCACCCAAAACAGGCGCCACCTGTATTCTGTTCACGGGGACTTGAACCCCTAGCAGTTCGGCCATGATACAAGCTGTTGATTCATGTCCTACGGCAGACGTGTAAACGGTTGCCGGGGATGTGCGAGCGAAAAGACTTTTGGCCGACGCAAGAGGAAGTGTCTTAACATCCCAGATGCCGTCACTCCCGCAAGGGACAACGGTGGTGTTGAGCAGATAAAGCGTCATCGACTTGTTTTGTTTGGACAAAGTAATCATAGCATGAAAATGGGCCAACATGCCAAGGTCAGTGTTGGATGCTTAACAGTTTGTCACAAAGCGGCATTCTGAAGGAACTCTTCAAATGACATACCACCAGCGGTCCTTGCAGATGCTGCGCCTTCATCCATGACCCGTACCATGGCAGCTTCCTTAAACCGTATCCTGTCATTCTCGATAGTGTCTGCTGTTATCGCCATGTATTTCGATATTTTCTGATACCAGCGATAGCTGTAGTAGAATACCTGATTGATCCTAACCCTTTTGAATGTTAAGCGCTTAAGTCTTAAGTCTCTGATCTTAATGTCATGCGCAATTAGGTTAGCCATCTAGGACCAGCCCAAATCGTGAACAGATAGGCGATTTTGCCACACGCTAACACGGTAAGTAGGTATTTTTATTACAGAAATATCTATCGCTAGTTTGTGAACGTCGGCTAACTCTGGCCAGTTCGGATTGTCCTGGTCAAAGAATTTCATCAACTCCGCCCTCAAGGGCTCGTAGTCAACATAAATCCTACCACCATAAACACCCCAACAATGATAGCCGCCTCCTACCTCTGATAGTACCATCAAATCTGTAACTTGGGGAGCGAATGGCCAATCATCCTCTCTCCACCAATAGGAAAAATCCCTGGCTGGCTCTAGCAATGGGAACATGAATCCTCCTCCTTCGCCGCCAGCCGTCTTGCCGCTGCCGCCTCTGCCTGCGTCAGGAAGGTGCCTGGCAACAGGGCGCCGTCATACCGGGCCGTCCATTCGCCGGTCACTGGATTGCGCTTCAGGTCTTTCTTGAACCAGCCAGGCCGCTTTGCTCGCCGGCCCAGGGGATTGCGGTAGATCGGCTTGACATGTGTTGCCAGTAGGTTATCCCAGGCCAGGTTGCATGGATTCTTGTCGCGGCAAACAACATAGAAGCCGTATGGCCACTTGCCACGATGAAGCGCCCAGGCCACGTCAGCGGCCTTGTACTCTTTGCCGTGAATGTAGACAATTGGCAGGCCATTGCGTGTGCTGTCGGCCAGGTCGCCAGGCTTTTTGGGACCACGCTGCTGGAGGTAGGTTATAGTCCCATCCACTTGATTGTAGTGAAACAGAAACTGAAGTAGCGCGATTGGTGGTAGCGCTGTCATCTTGTTTACCATGCCTGCTGCTCTCGCTTCATCGAGTGCTCTAAGCGCCTCACAAGCTCCAGAATGAGCTTAAGCGTTGAGCAAACTTTAATAAACTTAATAAGAAATTCTCCCGACTTTACCCCCTCAAGTGCAGTACAAACAAAAAAGTCACTGGACATGACAAAGTAACTGCCGACTCCAAAGCGGTATAACTCAAAACTACCGTCACCTGTAGTCATTGAGCCTTCCCGGACTTCAACAGGTTCCGACTTGTAGCTAAGCATAAGCGATGAATTTGGCAGTAACTTTGGGCATTCGCCGGCCTTAATCGCTTTAATTAGTTCAGTATAATCCATTTACTTGCCTACCATGGATGGATTACGCTCTGCTGCGCTCAGGCTAGGCTCTGGGCCTAAATCCTCCTCTTCCCATTCTTCGCAGATCATCGTTACTGGCATATCCTTAAGCCAACCATCTGCCTTGCCATTTTCAAGTAAAGCGTTAAGTTCGTAGAGGCTATTGGCCTCTATAAATTCGTGGACAGGATAGCCATTAAACTGTGCCGTACAAAAGTAAGGCGCATGCAGCGCTGGAATCGCTTTCGTTAGCGCTTCCTTTGAGCGTTCTATTTTTTCCCCTTGCCGGATCTCGACGCTAACAGGAAACTGCACCTCCTTAAGTGCTTCTGTTAGCGTTGCCTCATCTGGAATGTTGTCGAAGTTAAAAGTTTTTTCCATGGTAGGAGAAACAGGATTGCGGAAAGAAAAAAAATGGCGGAAACATGTAGGACGGCGGTAGAACCGCTAAGCAATAATAACACGGCTGCTACCATGCTGCGCTTGTTCATGGGTCTTCCTGGGGTGAGTCGGTTAATTGCCTGTCAGGCCGAACTTCGACGTTAAGGCCAAGTTTGGTGCCAAACGCAGCAAGCTCGTCCATGTCGGATTGATCCCCGTAGCAAAGGATCTTTGAGCCTGCTGGCTCGGTAAGCCAGAGATTGAATCGTTCTATCATTATGCTTTGCAGGGAATAGATGTCAAGCCTTCCAGTTCCGTAGCAATTTCCCTGAAGGCATCAAACACGTCAGAGCGACCCTCCGCTTGCTGCGGGGAGCCACAACGCTTCATCAATGAGTCGGCTTGGTCTACGGCAACTCGTAGGGTTGCGGCGGTCGCGGGGGCGTCGATACATGTTCTACAGCCTTTCCAGCCATTGTCTTCGGGATGACATGGCGGATCGTTGACATTGCCCCATTCCTGGCGGCAGTGTATCTTTGCAGAGGCAAGCAGCGTCTCTAGTGCGGCAGAGCTTAGCGACTTGGTGATGCTGTTAGGATTGAAGGTTGTCATTTTTGGCAAAAACAAGAATTGGATAAATGTTCAGTGAAGCGTTGCGGCAGGTTGCTCCTGCCAAGCAAGCTCGCCGCTATCAAGATAGCAAGAATAACGGCGAGAAAGCGTGTCATTGTCGGTTAAGTGTACTCTCGACAAAAACAAAAACACAAGCTGACAGGCAGAGAAGAGCGATCAGGAGAGCCAGGTTTTGAAGAACAGGAATCATGGGGCGATTGGCGAAGGGGCGATTGGCGCTTCTGTAATAAGTTTCAAAAGCAAATCACGCTGACGCAAGCGGGCGTCGGCGGCGTAGGCGTCGGCGGCGTCGGCGGCGTAGGCGTCGGCGGCGTAGGCGGCGGCGTCGGCGGCGTAGGCGGCGTAGGCGGCGGCGTCGGCGGCGTAGGCGGCGCGGGCGGCGTCGTAGGCGGCGGCGGCGGCGCGGGCGGCGGCGTAGGCGGCGCGGGCGGCGGCGGCGCGGGCGGCGTCGTAGGCGGCGGCGGCGGCGGCGGCGGGCCATTCTTGCCCCGCCGCCAGAAGATCCATGCCAACGACGACTGGTTCAATGACTGCGGTGATCTCGGCTGGCTGGGGCGGTAATGACCGCAGCTCCGATGCTAAAAACTGCCATCCAACCTTGCTCAGGTCTTTGTTGTCGCACTTAATGGCAGTCGGGAACGCTGCAAAAAAGGCTTGCGCCTCTTTTAGTGGCAGTGACTCAAAGATGCTTTCAGCAATTCGCTGCAACATAATTGGTAGGCCATATTCATCTTGAACCTTGGCTGTGTCACTAGAATGCGACAGACAGCCAATAAAGCAACCACGGGAACCATCCCAGTAGCAGTCTTGCTGGACTGCGTCACACGCGACATGATGCTTGACTTCTTTTGAAAGTTGATCGAAATTCCTAGTTAACATGGGGCGGTTGGTAAAGGGATGGTTGGTGTAATTAGGTTTCAGTCCTGATTCTTGCCAGAGTCAAAGTCAAAGTCAACTTGAACTTTGGCAATGCCTGCCGCAGAAAGAAGAGAAATAATTGCAATCATGCTAAGTTCAAAAATGACTACTAAATCGGCTAAAGCTCCAACAGTGTCGTGAAGGGTTTGCAGGTCCATGAGCGGTTCGTAATTGGTTGTTGGTTGAACAATGTAAGCATAGCGTGTTAGCTGACCCTTGCTGGGCGGCGTGTTGATCTCTTAACATTTAGTAACATAGCTCCGCTTCGCCGCAGTGGCCACAAGGCAAGCCCATGGCACGCTCGATGCGGCGGCGCTGATCGTTGCTAAGCCCCTCTGGGGAGCTGGCGAATGCGTTAAGGATGACTGGACTCCAACCTTTGCGCTCGACAAGGTGCAAATTACGATTGGCACCTTTAACACGCTTTTTGATTCTTTCTGCGTATATCTCTTCAATGGACAACTCTTTCAACTCTCTCCTGTCACCTTTGGCTAGCGTAACTCGCTCTTGTTTTTCTGGTTTTTCAACTACTTGTTTGTTTTCGTTAAGGTGAAACTTAGTCTTCTTAAACTTAACCTTGCCTTCTAGCGTCCAGTCGATAGGTTCATGGGGCAATGGTAAGCGCTCCCAGCAGTTGCCATGGTCAATAATCAGCGCTATCTTATCTGGATTAGATGGATCAGTGCGCAATACTCTGCCAATTAACTGTTTCCACAAACGTAAAGAGCGTGTTGGCCTGATTAGTTGCAGGCACGTTGCTGCCGGCAAGTCTAAGCCTTCATCAATCAAGGCGACTGATACAATTACCTGTAACTTGCCGGCAGTAAAGCGCTCAAAGGCACAGTCCCTATCACGCTCTGAAGTAGTGCCGATAATAACTTCAGCGCTAACACCTTGCGCGTTGTACTCAGCGGCTATTTTGTGTGCGTGTTCTACGCTGACGGTAACTGTAATTGTAGGCTGCAAGTCTGGATTAAAGTGCAGCAGATCGCGCAGGAAATCGCCTTGCACATTAACTATGCGCTCTTCAATCTCTTCTTTCTTGAAGTCTCCGCCTCTTATGGTGACACCTTCTGTATCGACTACAGCAGTATCACCACCAAACATCTTGTATCTGCACAATGAACCCTCGTCCATTAGCTGCTTGGGTTGTGGGCCAAGGATTAGCTTGGTGATACCAAACTTGCCAAGGCCGGCACCAGTGGGAGTAATCGGCGTAGCGCTTGCACCGGCAAAGAATACCGGCTGCATTGCACGAATGATCTCTTGGTATGTCTTCGCTTGAATATGATGCGCTTCGTCCAGCAGAAACACCCTGCCACGAAAGGTGGAGATTGCATCACGTCTTCTGGCAAGTGTTGGCATCATCGTCACCATGATGCCTTTGTCTTCTGTTGCACGCTTAGCAGTGTAGAAGCCGACCGACTCGTTACAGTGACTGCGGCATGACTTGGCAAGCTGTTTAATTATCTCATTGCGATGCGCAGCTAGCACAACTTGATAACCCCATGAACGGTAAAGCCGTGCGATTTCGGCCATCATTACTGTTTTGCCGCTGCCAGTAGGGGACACCAAACAAGGCGCCCCGCCCTCGTTCATGTGCGCGATAGTTTCGCGCACTAACGGGTTTTGGTATCCCCTAAGGTCAAACATTGGCGTTCATTGCACTTCCCTCCTCCGGTGTACGATCATTTTAGGCCATTGCCCTGGCGGCCACTTGAAGTCAACATCCCAGCCACCCTTAGCAAAGTGGCGTAACATAAACTGTTCAATGTCATCCGTAGAGACTTCGATTGTTTCGTTTTCGATGGCTGGCGTTAGGCCGTTGACCAACTTTGTACCAATAGTGTTACTCACTTCACCACCTGCGCTTTCCAGGTACTTGCCTTCTCGGCCATTTCTGCCTTGCCGGCATCAAGGAACAGTCCCTCTATCTGACGCTTTAAGTTGTTAAATTCGTCTTTGCATTCTTCATTTGGCTTAAAATAAGTGCCAGTTTCTTGACGGCTAAGGCGTACTTTTTGCACGCTTTGATCGTCAAACAGTAGCTCTAAGTCGTTTTTCGCAGGGATAGCATTCTCGGAGTACAGCCTTTCGCATTTTGCCTTGATTTTTTTAACTTCTTCTGCGATTTGTTTTTCCGTATTTTGCAAGTACATCAGTCTGGCGGCAAGCCTGCTGGTTTCTTGCTGGATCTGTTCTGGAGTGAGCCTGGCTGGTGCTGCGTTGGGTGCTGGTGCTTGCATGACGTGTTGGGTTGAAGGTCAACTCGTTAATTGTAGCACCTGTTCAAGATGTTCTAACACTCCGTCTCGATCATCGAAAACAATTCGCGTTCTACCGCTTGTCGAGCGAAACTCGTATTTCAGTTCTTGCAGGCCGTAGGCAGGAACGTATTGGATTCTTAACATTTGGCCGATTTCCTGCCCGTCGAGCAGTACCGGCACGATGGCGAATGGTGGCGGTAGCTGGTCGGTCCCATGCGGTGGCTGGCCAAGCGCGAGCGCCATTTTCAGGGTCAAGTGATCGGCTGGGTCGCAGCCTGGCGGCCAGATCGCCAACTCGCCCAGGATCGTCATTTCACCAAACGTCAGGCGTGAATTGGTCATGGCTGCGGCCAGAATTGAGCGGAAAAGAGAAAGTATAAAAAATGGGTCAAGAGCCTTGCCAGGTTGGCCCCAAAAGCTCAGCCGTCCAGTCCCAGCACGCTGCCATCACTTCACCAAAACGTGTTAAGTCACTTCTCTGGCAGCCATGCAGCATCACTCTGTCCTGTTCGTCGAAGTACCAGTTGCTGCAGCCGTCCCATTTTACGGTGCCATGAAGATAAGGCTCTGACTCGTTAATTACAGGCGCATCTAAACGCGCATTAAAAAAGCCTTCGATGTCGTAAGCAACAAAGTCAACTGAATGCTCTTGAACTGTAGCATGAACCACAAATTGCAGACTTGTAAACTGTTTGGTTAGTGGCTTGGCCATCGCTCAGTGCGGGAAAAGAAGTTTGTAAGTGATTGCCGCGTCTCCTGCAGCCTTGACCGCGCTTGTGAGATCGGATTTACCTTGGGCAGCATCATGCTGCAGCAAGGTGAGCATAGCAGCAAGCAAGTCCACTATTTGATGAAGCAGTTGTACGATTTGCGCTAAATCAGTCATCACTCAATACCTCTCGATTGCCCAACGAAGCAGCGCTAAGGCATCTGCTTCGTTATCATCAACCGGATTATGGCCAAGCGCTTGCATGGCAGTAATCATCATCAGCTTGTTAGCGTTGCCTTTGCCGGTAGCGTGTTTCTTAATTGTGCCAACTGGCACGCCTTCGTAAGGAATCTTTTTTGTTTCACCCAGTACCTCAACTTGACCCATCAGGCCACCATATATCTGAGCCGCGTCGGTGCCAGCGTGACTGCGAACTTCCTCAAACACGATCACGTCAATTAAAGTTTTTTCGATAAATTCAGTACCGAGAGGAGGGTGAGGTTCTTCTACAGTTTCGACTGCAATCTCTGACAGCCAACGATTAAAGCGAAGGTTGCGCATTCCGCCACCCTCAAAGCGTTGCGGCTTAAACGATTGACTGCCTGAAACAATCGAGCCATCGCGGCTTCGCAATGCCCATCCAGTTGTGGTGCCAAGGTCAAGTGAAAGGATGGACTTCATTGGCGATGCGCGTTCTAAACTTTGGTATCTTAGCACAAAAAAGGGCGAGCTTGTCAAGCCCGCCCCAAAGTGTCTGCTTAGCGCCTGGCCCTAGCCGTATGGTAGCTCAAAATGAGCGTGCGCTATTCTGGCTTGCGCATCTTTTTCAAGACACTCCAGAGCTTCTACCGGTAGCAGAAGCTCGATACATTCATCGGCGCCAATCGCGGTGCGTGCATAACAGGAGTCCTCTCTGATGCCTTCAAAGTCAGGCGTCTCCAGGTGGATGCCATTTGGTTCCGCCCACTCAAGGGAAAGCAACCAGTCGCAAACTTCTGGAGACGGTAAGTGCGCGTCTCGAATCTGTGCTTTGGGCATGATTGATTAGGCGATGGGGGTTTTGGGATCGACTTTGCCGCCAGTCTTGCGAGATGGCGGCTGAGTAAGCGCAGGCTTCACTTTTTCGCCGGCATCGGGGACTTTTTCGGCTTGGGCTTTTTCTTGCCCTTGCCGCTCTTCTCGTACTTCTCGCTGGACATTTGGGAAAGTGGCGGTTGGGATGGTGCGTGTGTGCTCGATGGATGCCGCCAACCGGCGGCACTGTGCGTTCAGCTCTTCAAGAAGCTCTGAACGTTTTGCGATCATAGCAGAGCGACACTCTTCAAAGGTGCGAAAATAGTATAAGGGATGGTGCTTCCATCCTGCCAGAGAAAAAGGGGAAAATTCTTTTTGCTTGCGGTCGTAAACAGCGATTAAGTTAGGGTCGTCTGGTTGCGGCCTTAGTAATGCTGGCAATGGTGCCATGTCGCTTGGATCGCCTGGAATGATCCAGACCTCTTGATCAATGACCTCAGAATCGCTCATTTGCTTTTTGGTAGTTTGGCTGCTGTTTCGGCTGCCTTTTTGGCTGCCGTTCTCGCTACTGTAGCTGATACTGCCTCATCCCTGCCAGGCGGCGGGATTATTCTGCCGCTTTTTTCAAGGGCGTCCCAATCAGCAAGGCGACCAATCATGGTGTTCCTGTTACGATGCTTGTCCATTCTACGGCTTGGCGCGGGAGTGTGCCATAATCTGAACCATGCCGTACCAAGGCGGCGCAAAAAAAAAAGGGGTCGGAACGCCGCCAAGCAATTCCGACCCCTTTAGAACTCACTAACCAGGAAATTTTAGCATGGAGCGTTGGAACCAGTCCAGCGAGCGTAACCCCTGCCCGATCTGCGGTCGAACAAAGGACGGAGATTGTCGCGTCAGGCAAGATGGTGAGGTGGTTGTTTGCCATCGCGGCAAGAGCCTGGGGCCACCGGAACGGCTGAGGAGGGGCCAGGTACTGACCGACGCTGCCAACCGCCAATGGGCCTACACTGGAGAGTCCAGAGACGACAGCCGTGATGCGGCTATATTTGTGATCCACGTCGAGCAGGAGAACGCCAGTGGCCATGTGCTGCCAGCCTGCCAGCCGCAGCCAGCCACAGTCCCTGTGCCGGCAGTAGGTAAGAAAGGAAATTGCCTGACGACAACGTATCAATACAGGGAAGACTTGCGCACAATTCGCTATGATTATGAAGGCGAAAAAAAGAAGGATTTTCAGGCACAATTTTTTTTTAATGGGCGCTGGCATACAGAGTCTGGGCCTGATACTTGGCCTTTCTATGGATCGCTAGATCCAGGCAGCAGTACGTCAGCGCTAGAGGTGGAAGGGGAAAAATGTGTTGAGATTCTACGCGCTAATGGAATCGCCGCAATTACGCACCCCGGCCACCAGCGAGACGAAACAAGTTGCAGGGCTAGATATGCTGGGCTTGCTACAGTTGGTATCAAGACTGTTTATTACATTGCGGATAACGATGCGCCTGGCAGAAAGAAGGCTGCATCATTCTTGGCCGCTGCCAAGTTAGCTGAGATTGACTTACGGGTTATTCCTGCTGAGTCAATCTATGAAGTGCCAGACGGCGGAAGCGTTGATGATATGCCACCAGAACAACTCAGTTCTTTAATAGCGGTTGCGATAAAGGGGGCATCAGGAGCAAAGCTGCCTGACCTTAATCGCGTTAGTTATGGCGCAATTAAGAAAGCCTTGCAAGAGTTTTACGAAACCAACCCAGGTTCTGGCGCTGACATTCAGACCGGTGTAGCGGATATTGCTAGCGCTCATAATGCTTCGGCGTTTGACGTGCGCAGGATTTGGGATTCGCTCGAAGACGACCGGCAAGTAGAAAGCGAAGCTCTCGGCGCTAGTGCTGCGATTGTTGCAAGACAAGGCATAGCGGATAAGCGCAAGGCAGTTAAGTTAACTGATTATCTGCCAGGGTCGATATGTTCATCTGTTGAAACGATAACGGCTAACCTTGCTTGCGATCCGCTAACGGCTGTATCCGTTGTGCTTACTACTGCTGCCGGCGTATTTAAGGCAGGTCATCGAGTCGATGCAGGCGATGGGCTATTTGTTAAAGAGCCGATAATTTGGTTGCTTTTGTCTGGTCCATCTGGTAGTGGCAAGTCTCCCATAATGAAGCACCTTTGCCATTCTCGCTTAAAGCCTATACACAATCATTACACGTTCCTTAGCGATAATGCTCAAGCGGCTTATGACGCTAGGTATGGCGGCATGGCTAAAAACGTTCGCCCAGAAGAGCCTAGGCCATTTATGACGTGTCTTTCAAACTTTTCGACCGAAGAGTTTGGCAGGATCTTAGGTGATAATCATAGTGTTGGCCTGGGAACGCTTGTCTACTCCGAAGAGATCAAGTCTATTCTTGGTAACTTTGACGAATACAAGGCGCATGGCAAAGGTAAGGGCAAGGAAACATTCTTGTGCTTATTCGATGGCATTGTTGATCCATCGCTTCGTGTTGGCCGCAGATCAAAGCCGGTCGAAGGTAGGGTCCAGAATGCGTTGCTTGGTGGCGTTCAGCCTGGCGTATTTCGCAAGATGGTCGAAGAAGGCGATGATGCTGGCTTGTTTGCTCGGTGTTTGATGGTCCCATTGATTGACGATTATGTAGAGCCTAACTTTTTTCGCTCGCCGGAAGAGTTGATGGCAGTACACATGGCTGAGCAATGCCTAGAGAACTTTTACTTGCGCTGCATGGAGGTAGCGCCGCTTGTTTTAAGACTTGAAAAGGAAGCGGTTGATTTGTTTGTTCTGTTATCACGCGACACTTACGACAAGTCAAAGATGGTAGCGCTCGAATCCCAAAGAGCTGTGCTAGGCAAAAGGCTCGGCTATGTTCTGCAAGTTGCGCTTGCCATGCACCTATGTCGCGTTGCTGCCGGCGAAGAGGGTGTAGATGAGCTGTTTCTTTCCAAAAACACTTTAGCTAGGTCAGTGATCTTGGTTGACTTGTTACAAAGTTACGCGATTGTGGAGCAGCAAGAATCGCAGATGCAGCGCCATGGCGCTTTCGATATTAACAGAAGGATACATAACTTTGCAAAAGCGCACGATGGCGTTACCGCGTCACGCTTCTTTTCAAGCTGTGTTCCGATTAAGTATCGTAAAGATATGAAGGTATCCGAAGTCAAGGCTGCAATGGATCAGCTTGTTTCGATGGGTCTTGGCGAGTGGCGGATCAAAGGCAAAACGCAAACTTTTGTAGCGCTTGGGAACTTTCCAGATTAAGGGGCTTGACAAGAGGGGGGCCAACGTGCAATGCTTAGGTGTCCAACAGAAAACGTGCCATGACCACTGACAATTCTGACAAGGCACTTGCAGCCTTTCTTTTCAAAAATGATCCAAATTTTTCAATGTCTGATTTCTTTCAGCAGCCAGAAGCCAGCGAGAATCTCGATCACGCGCTTAGGAGCTTTTTAGATGACAAAAAGCCAGACCCTGAGGCAGCATGCCTTCAGGGAATGAAAGATGGCGCTACTGCTGCGGTTCTGGCCATTGTATCTACGCTTGAAAAAAGCTGGATCATGCGCCTTGCGATGCGAATTACGCCGCTGACTGTTCTTCGCAAGCTTGCGAAAGGGCTGCCTGCTGCCGTTGACCAGTTACCGCCTGGCTAACTTGCCCTGCTTTATGCTGCAATCCTTTAGTCCAACAGAAAAAACTTTTTCTTTCCATGAAAACCTCTCCAGACAAGGATCACATTTTTGGGCTCTCTTGCCCTTACGACGGCCTAACGTTTTACGCAACCACTGAAGAACGCGATAGGGCAGCCGAGGATATTATTCAAAGCCATTTACAAGAAGGCGAATGGTCGGAAGACGTAGGCGACGTTTTTGCGTTTACTGTTAGTCACAAAGCTGCGCAGGTTGACGTTAAGCATCCCGAAGGCGAGCTGGACGAAGATCGCTGCGACGAAAATGGCGATCATTGGCCTAGCAATGTTGACTTTGCTTGCAATTACGCTTTGAAGCCGTTAGCACCTGACCTACCGCAAGCCGGATCTGAAATTTCTTTGGCCTTATACGTGGCCGGCCTTGAGCAGCCTGGCTAACTTGCCCTGCTTCATGCTACAATCCTTTAGTCCGAACGCTTCCTAATGACACGAACCCCAACCGCTCCCCCGCAAGCGGTAGCACCGCCGACGCAAGCGCCACCACCATTGGCGCAACCTGTTACACCGATCCCGCTCATTGCGCCTCCCAAGCCTTCCCTGCTCGAAGCAATCGCCGCTGCCAAGGCAGGCTTTGGCGATCTTAGCTGGGATCAAAAAAACACTTATCTAAAATCAGAGTACACCGGCCTGCCAAAACTGCTCAAAGCAGTTGAGCCGGCGCTGCTTGATCAAGGAATTGTGATTTATTCGCAATTTGTGTACGAAGAGCCGTTCTGGCGCTTGCGTACAACCGTCAGCTTCAGGGATGGCAGCGAAAAGCTGTTTTCGGACTTTCCCGTTACCGATCTGACTACCATGCACAAGGTAGCTGGGCATGGTAGGTACGGTGTTCGCTTCAATCTTTATGCGTTGTTAGCTCTTTGTTCCGAAAAAGACGAAGACGATGGCAACGGGGTTGTCTATGGCAACAATCCTCCCGCCGCAACGCAACTGCCTGGCCTTCCTGCTCCCGCCTCTTGGCCGGCACCGGGTCAGCAAGTGCAACACCCTCAGGCGGTCTATCCGCCGCCGGCACCACACCCCGGCTACCGGCCACAGCCGCCGATGGCGACCAACTACGCCACTACACCCCAGGGTTGGCCAGTTATTTCAACCATGCCAGGCGGCATGGTTAATCCCGTCCAACCTCTTCCCGTCCTTTCGCAACCTTCCTGATGGCTCCCCGTAACAGACTCGCTTTTTGGGCCAATGATCGCAAGAGCGCTGCAAACCAGCCTGACTACAAAGGCAAGTTTGAGCTTTCTTGGGAATTACTGCAAGAAACAATTACTGCATTTAACGCAGGCCAGTACGAGCTGGACTACAACGGCCAGCCGTGTATTAAGCTCGAAGTTGGCCTTTACCTGCAACCAGTTAATCCTGGCGACAAGAAGCCGTGCCTGTCCGGCAGTGTTTCGACCTTGACCGAGACACAAAATAGCGCCCTTGCACGCCAACAGGCTGCACAGGGATATGGCGGTCAAGCGCCCCAGCAACAAGCTCCCCAGGGGTATGCGCCTCAGCAACCTCAGTACGCACAGCCACAGCAGCCTCAGGGCTATCCGCCCCAGCCGGCTCCCCAGGGTTACGCGCAAGCGCCACAGCCACAGCCCCAGCAGCCTCAACAGCCGCAGCCGGTTTATCAGCAGCAGGCTCCACAGGCTTACGCCCAGCCCCCGGCACAAGGCCAAGCGCCTATGCCTGTTGCGCCTCCAGCGCCCGTCCAGCCCATGCCTGGCGCGATCCACGGCCAGCCACCTGCTGGCCTTGCCCCCCAACTTCCCCCCGGCTTCTGATCCTGATGCCTGAACTGCAACTACTCCCGGTTCAGCCGGGAGTTTTTTTTAGAGACGAAGACCACAAGTATTTCTATCACACTCCACAAGAGCAGATCGAAGTACCATCATCTTCGCATATCATCGAGCTTGCTGGCGGCAAGGATTTTCCAAAAGAGCATTGGAAGCAATCCTTAATGCGCAAGGGGCTTACCGATATGGGCGCCGAGTATTTCATGGATCGAGTTCGAGACATTCGTGCAGACATTGGCACGGAAACACATGCCTTAATTGGGTCGTCGCTTGGCCTTGACAAGAACGATGAAGAAATTGCCTCTCAGTATTACAGAGAAATGGAAGCTATTGTTATCCATGGCTTTTGGAATGAGCTTGTCAGGCCACGCATTGGCAAGGTGTATGTTATCGAAAAGCCGATGATTCACCCTGGCGGCTGCTACGGTTTTACGCCTGATCTCATTGCCGAAGTTGATGGGATTTTAAGCGTTTGTGATTGGAAGACCAATCAGCCAGGGCATTTTGCCGAACGCTATCAGCGCTTGTGCGATTACGCCCCTGATGACAAGATCCTTGCCAGTATCTGCGAACTTCTTACAGAAGTTGACGCCGAAGCCGGCAAGGTGAAGGAATCAACCTTTAAGGTGCGCGGTGGCTGGCAGATGCAACAAGGCTCTTACGCCTTTGGCATCGAAGCAGTAGGCGGCCTGCGCGTTGAGAGAGGGATCAATTTCGGCTTGAGCGTCGATGGCGTCAGCGAAAAAACCTGGAACCGGCCTGACCTTGATCAGGGATGGCTTCAGTTTGCCGGTGGTCTTGCGCTTCACCACCAAAGGGAGGCGGCATCTGGCGGCCATCCGGTCTTTGGAGCTGCACTTAACGCGCTTGGCCCATTGATGCACGCTCGATAGCGTGCTACAGTTTCACTTGTCACACATTCATCCCTTTCCTTCCAATGGCAACCCGCACCAAGAAAGCCCCTGAGGCTGAGATCGAGATTACTGAAGTCGGTCCTACCGATGCTGTCGAAGAAAACCTTTTGGCTGACACTGATTACGACCAAGAGCACCTTGTCGATGGTGGCAAAGATCCCGACGAGGACGGGGGCGAAGACGAAGGCTACGAACCCGATGGGCAGTTTCACCACGAATCGCAAGGCGTTGAAGTTGCTCCCGAAGCTCCCGAAGAAGCCCCTGAGCTTCCCGTTCGCCTTGTCGGCCAAGAGCTACTGGACTTCTACAACGCCAAGAAGGCCGAAGGTTGGAGCCACGAAACGATTGGCTTTAACGCCGGCTACGTCAGTATTACCAAGACCAAGCAAGAACGGTTCCAAGCCGCAGCCTTTAACAAGGAGTACCTGAAGGCGCAAGGCACTATTCAGGAAGGCGAATCCAGCCCCGGCGGCGGTCGATCCCATGCCGGCGAGACTCGCGCTCGCGTTACCGGCCAGGGCGTGTTGCTGGTCAGCCAGCTTGCCGTTAATCGAGTGGGCGCAGTCGCTGGCGAGGTGTTTGCGGTCGAGTATCCCGCCGACGGTCAGATCCTCCTGACCACTACGGGAGTAGTTGAGGCTGTCATTCCACGCGGCAAGCGGGCCGCCCCTGAGCAAGCGGGCACACCCCTGCTCGATCAGACTTCCGAAGCCTGATGCGGTGTCACCGGGGGCGCTTAGGGTGCCTCCGGTGGCTCACTATCACGGCGAAGCTCTGGATTGTACGTTTGATAGCCTTCCAGATATTTTTCAGCTTTTTCTTTTTCCTTGCCAAACTGGCCGACAATGTAGCCCAAGATCATGGCTGCACTAAGCGGTCCTCCGGCGTTCATTCCGGCTATTGTTAAGCCTTTTTCCCAGCATTGCTCGAAATCCTTGCCGGCAGCAAGGCAGTCGTTTTTATATTTGTGTCCTAGGAACGCTAGGACAAGTAGTACACTTACGGCGCTAAACAGCCCAAAAGTTGCAACCGGATTGGCTGGCTTGCTGGTTGGCTTGCTAATTGGAGTCATGGCTCCCAATGGGGCTTATGCACTTGTCGCACCTTGAACAATGTCCGTAACTTGATCGACCGTCGCTTTGTTGGCAAGCTGAGCGTCCAGGTTGCCGGTGGCCATGCCTAGCGCTGCTAGAACATTGGCCTGAGTTAGAACGGCTGTACCTACAGTATTGTCAGTAGGTACTCCTAGCGCAACGCTTGACGGTGAGGCTACTGCAAGGGTTCCAGTGAACTCGCTAGATGGTCCATAGACCGTGCTTTGTCGCACATTGGCCGCAACAGGGTAGCCGCCAGTTGGCATGTTGTCGGCTGTATATAAAAGCCGTTTTGTGCTGCCATTGCTTTGAGCCACTTCCAGGTAAGTTGGAATTAGCGTTGGCGCCCATCGCCAAGAGGCAGCCTGGACGGGATTGATATTGCCAGAAGCTCCCAGCAAAAATGGGCCAGAGAGTCTTGTGATTTGCGATGTGGCGCCTACAGCGATTGCTGGCTGAGCTGCGCTGGACTGACAGAGACCGTTTACCGTAAGAGTTCCGCCGCTATTGGTGATCCCATGTGAAGCAGCGGCAATTACGCTGCCGGTGATATTCACGGTGCCGTTGCTCATTAGTAAACCGCTTGAAACTCCAACGGTGCCACCAGTGATATTACCTGTAATGTTGACCAAGGCGTTGCCAGTGATACTTAACGCACTGTTGGAGTTATTGCTGCTGCCGCCAGTTACATTGCCAGTATAATTAAGTGTTCCCGTCCCCGTAACGGCCAAGGCCGAAAGAGTACCGAGCGAGACTGCGCCCCCCAGGTTTCCAATAAATACTAATGTCCCAGCGGTTGAAAACGTGACACTGCTAGCTGCCGCACTTTGTACTTGCACAATTGCTGCCGCTATACTTGCTGAGCTGCCGAGCCCCAAACTGGGCGTAGTGATGCAGCTTGTCGCTACTGTTGTGCTCTGGATTACTCCATTGGCATTCGTGCAGGTTAGGTTACAACCATTTATCAACGAAAACGTGCCGCCCGCTATAATGCCGCTGCCTACAGCGTTAGAGACGGCCTGTACGGTGCGAGAGTCACTAACTAAAACCGTATTGCCATTGGAGAATGCTACATCGCCGGGGCCTGGTACAACGCCTCCAAACCATGTAGCCGGCAATGAGAAATTGCTGTTGGTTAGTATGGCGTAAATGTTAGCCATTGGTTACACCTTCTCGTTGATGAATGCTTGAGCCGCAGCTTCCTGTGCTGCCAGGAACTGGGCCAGGCTGGAATCGCCTTGTTGAGCAGCTTGCGCAGCAAAGGCCACTGCGTTAGGGATGACCAAAGATGCTCTACCTTCCTGCAGTATCTCTGGGCCGTTTGGCCCGTCTCGATACGGGAAAAACGTAACCGCAATATCTAATACCATCTCTCCGCCTCTTGAGCTTGTTGACTCAGCTAACAGTACCCCCAGCTTGTCGTAAGTGACTCCATCGATTACTGGGGGCTGTGGGTTGATAATTGCCATCAGGAGTAGGTGAGGGAAGTACGGTTAGCGTAGATGCCGGTAGCAGTTAAAGGTCCGGTTAGTCTAACGCCTAGGGCTGAGTACGTGGTTCGTGTGATCGTCCATCCGGTCGCGGATTCGGCGGTCCCTGCCGGCGCTTTCCCGACGTAGAGCGTGTTGGCTGTGCTGGTGCTGTCGATCCTGACAAGGCCGGCTGCTGCTCCGTTGCCTGGCGTTTGCCACGCAACGGAGCCATCAGCTTGCCGCGTTGGAACTTGCCCGGTTGCGCCAGGCTGACCGTTGAGCAACAGGCCGGCTTTTAAGTTTGGGGCAGTCTCAAAGTCCCTCGCCATCAGCCAATCACTACAACACGATAAGCATTAGTCGCAGGAGCCGTTGCAAATACCAGCGTTACAGCATTTACAGAAGTACGCTGCACATCAACTTCAACATCGTCGTACTGACCGCTGTTCGGAAACTGGCGAACAATTACATCACGGGTATTTAAGTTGTGCGTCACCGGGAAAGTGGTAGCACTGCCGTCCCCAATGTTAGTGGATACTTTTCTGACTCGGCCTGCCAAGTTGGCAAGTTTTAGTGGAGTGACAATGCGCGTATCATCGGTCCCGGCGTCTGCTTCGGCTTGTGTTGCCAGTTCAGCAACGCCGGCTGTAACTTCGCTGGCAGCAGGAGAGGACGTTCCGAACGGAATCCAGGTAACTGCGGTAGTACCAATGGTGCCGTTTACTGCTGTTTGCCTCCAGGTTGTTTGCGCGTTTACAGTGCCTTCGTCAACGCTAACGACCGCTGATTCAAGCTCGTCAAATGTACTGGCGTCAAGCGCCCGAGTCATCGGAGTGGCCACACCATTCCAAACGTAAATGCCGTTTTCAGCGGGAAGTGTTTGGTCCCCCAGCAACGCCCTGTCTTGTGACGCAAAGGTTACGCCATTCAGCGATGCCCCTGGAGACGCTATGTTTACGTTTCCGGTACTTTTTACACGAACGCTGTCCTTAGTCGATAGACCCTCGATCGCCGCGTTAAGCTGCGAAACGTTGACAGCATCGCCAGCAGCCGTACCGGCAGGCAGGTTGGTGACTTTTGACACCGACTGCATGTCGATGTCGGTATAGAACTTGCGTGGCATGGTAGTTTAAGCGATGGTAACTAAAGCAGCCTGGCTTGGCCGGCTGTGGGCGGGTTAAGGGGGCCAATCACTGTTTGGTTAACAGTAGGGTGAGATACTTGGCCTTCAATCTCCTGGCTGCCAGCATCAAGCAGTTCAACACTCGGCCTGTATCCGAGATTGTGATTGATCGTCCAGACCGCAGCGGGGGTAGCTTGAGTATAGGGGAACCCTGCCGCTGCCGACGCCAGGTTCGCAATGTCTTGGGTCGTCGCGTCTACGGTCTGGCTGCCTTGATCCATCACGATCCGCTCAGTGCCGGTGAGTGGTGTTGCCGCATTTGGCAACCCTGAAATCGTGGTAGATTCTGTCATTTTCGTTCGCTGTAGCGCGGTGTCGGCAGTTCTGGCTCATAGTGAACACCTCGCTGACCGGCTTGATAGGCAGCATGTAAGCCAAGCGCTCCGACCGCCAATGTGCCAACGCCTAACAATGTTGCAACAATCCATCTGCCGGCATCAAGAGCGCCGGCCGCTTTGTTGTCGTTGGTAGCTGTGCGTTCTGCTAATTTTTTCATCTCGCTGGCCAAGTTTGAAACCGATTCTTCCATTTTTTCCCCTGCTCTTTCCATTCTTTCTCCTAATTCTTTTATTGATGCTCGGTCGTCCTTGCGCGTGTCCAGTGCCGCCTTGTGGTCGTTGTCCATGCGAGTCACTAACTGCCCGACCAGCGTTTCCAGGCGGACCATGCCTTGCTCCAGGACCGAGATTCGTCTATCCACTCCAAACACTGATAGACCTGGCCATGCCAGCTCAGCCTAGCGCCTGGCGGCAGTAATCGTCAATTAACTGCGCTGTAGCGTGAGCGCTCCGTCGCCGCTCCAGCTCAGCACCAAAATAATTGGCTCTCCAGGGTCCGTGCAATCGAGCCTTACGTCTCCAATTACGACCGTACCAACAAGGCTTATTATACCAGGAATAGTTGTCCTAAAAATGTCGCAGTCTTCAGGCAAGACCTGATACGATTGCAGCATCAGTCTAAGATCAGCCTTTAAGCCATCGTCTACGCCAGTCAGCGCAAAATTTAGCATCTGCCAGGAGCTTTGCGCAACGCTTACATCGTCAGAGAATTGCAGGCGCATACTGATGTCACCGCTCCAATCAGCAAGGCCGCCAGTACGCCTCTCGGCCTCATCGGCTTGCGTTGTGGTTCGCAGCATATCGCGTCCCATATTTACATTCCAAGAGAATATATTAGCAACGTACTTTAGCCCGCCGCCAAGGTTAATTTGAACGCCTCCATCAGAGCCGACAATAACACCCATGACTAAATAATCCTTGCTAAGAAAGAAGCCGATGCTCCATCGTTTAGGACTGCGTTATTGGCAAAGTCCAATACTTGCCACTCATTTGTTGCTGCTTGAACTATAAAGCGGTCGCCAAATGCAATATCATTGGCATCATAACGCATGTAGACCCCAAAATCATCAGCTAATCTTGTTGGCGTCCAAAGGTTCCATGGTATATTGCTACAGACAGGCACATAGTCACTGGTATATGCCGGGTTGGCAGAGTTTTTGCCAACAGGAAGTGGTGTCGCGGCTATTCTGTTGCCTCCGCCCCAGTTCGGGAAGTTCACACTAGCGCCGCTCGCCGAAGAGCCTGCGCCAAAGTAGGAGTAAACGTTGTACTGCTGTCCGTGGTAGTTAAGCCCGCTAGTAGACCCCTGTAGCGCCGAACCGACGCTAAGGCATCTGCGTAAATTTTCCTCAATCTGAAAATTAACTAAACCGGCCCTGTCTGACGTGGTAGCAGTTAAGCGAGTCAGGCCGCTAATGCAACCCTTGCTTAAGTCAATCCAACTGTGCAGCGCTATATCTTTGTGCAGAAAAGTAAATGGGCGCGATCTTGTTACGGTAGACGTTTGCCTAAATACGAACCAGCTTTGCTTGATGTCACTGCCCGACGTAAACCTGTCCAGCACGAGATTGGAAGTTGTAGAGTAATTAAATAGAGTAGTGCAACTAAGCTGGCTCGCGCCAATGCTACAGCTTGCCGGCAAAGTATGCCAGTCCAGGTATTGCGTTCCAGTTGGAACGTTAATAGGTGCAGGAGCTGTAGCATCCCAACCGTTTGCGGCCAACGCAACCGCTATACCTCCGTTTTCAATAATGAAATAATAAAAGCATGTGCCATAGGTTTTCGTGGGATCGTGAACTATCTGCAGCACTCGACATATTCTGTCTCCACTAATCGTAAAGCTGTCGAACCATTCCGCCATTAGCCCCGCGTCGATAAGCGCAGACCGCAAGACATTTGCTACGCTGGCGCTTGTAAAGCCTGCGGCCATAGGATATTCCTGCTTAGTAACGGCCATATCAAGCTGAAAGAGTCTGTTGGCAGTATAGCCGGCATCAGGGCCGGGTCAGTCCCGTAGCTGCCACGGTCAGGCCCGACTCGAAGCCAAGACCCAGCACCGGACCGGCGTTTCGAGCAGCAGGCAGCAGCGGCACCAGGCCGACCGGGAGCGCAACAGCGGTAGCATCTGTCGTCGGCAGATCGAGCATTAACACCACTGCCGCATCGCGCCGGATCGTTTTATCCAGGAACACTGGGAACGCGACTGCTGTTAGTCCGTCGATGGTTGCATAGTCCAGGTTGACAACCGGGCCAGCACTTCGCAGCACAGGCAAGAACGGATCGAGCGTAACCGGCACGGCTACGACTGACATTACGTTAGATAAGTTCAGCAGTAACGGATTAGCGCCCAGATTTAGCGGCGAGTTGCGCGGGCCATAGACAGACTCGAACGTTAATTCATAGATAAGGTCAATGGTGACATTAAACCTGCCTTTCTTTACCGACTGCTTAGTTGGCTCTCTCTCAATTGTCCACGTTGTTCCCGTAAGCCTTTTTCTAAAGTCTGCGTTATTAACGCCTCCCGCCAATTCTTCGGGCAGTTGTGTTAGCGACCACAATCCGCAACCGCTGGCATACCATGGCAGCAACAGTGCCAATGCTTGCGCGTCATTTACGTTTTCAAATGTTAGCTTCCATCTTGAGTCGCTAGGCAGCGAGCCAAGGATCTCAGGGAATGAAGCCGACCGGAAACTAGCGACGATAACCGGATAACCAGGTAGCGTTAGCTCCCAATTCGTTGGAGTTATTGCCGGCAGTGTTAAGGGTAGGCGTATAGTCATGGTGAGTAGGTGACTGCCACTCGCGCTTTGATTGGCAGCTTCACCGTGCAGCGTCCCGCCTTAGCGGCGACAACCTGCGGCGAGCCCGCAAAGTGCCACGTTGCGCCAGGAAAGGGTAGCGTCAAAAGGCTATTTAGCCCTCCACTTGTGCCGGCCAGAATCTCTGGCGTCAGATTGATTGAAGGTATCAAAGACAGAGAGCCGTAGACCCCGTAGCTATTGTCCCACACTATGCAGATTTGCTCTGCCTGCGCGTAAGTGATGTTTTCCCATGTAAGATCCATTGTATCGCCAGACGGCTGATTGCAAAGCGCCCATCGCACTGTTCGGCCATTGCGCATCTTGGCACGCTTTTGCGGCCATTGGCCCATTGTAAAGGAACGCGCTGTAGGCACGATGCCTGGCAATGCGTTAATGATGTTCATAGCTCAATCACCCAGTTTGCGTCAGTCTCGTATGTAGTCCAGTTTGCCCCAAGCAGACTGTAGCCGTTTGCATCGGTGGGATGGTGAAACGCTTCAATAGTAATAACCCCTTCACCGTCGATGTTGACTTTCTTTATTTCGTAGACGCGGGGTTTTGTGGTGGCGTTTCTTATCGCAAAGAAGCGCTCTGTTGGTGAAGCAAGGCCGTCGAGCACAACGATCTGCTCTTCCTGCGGGTCGTTGCTCATGTCCCAAGTAATCGCATCATAGTAGCCATCCCCTGCCGGCAAAAGCCATGGGCGAATGGTGACGATGGTTCCGTCTCTCTGTATAAAGCCTTGAAAGGAAGTGCTATAGCTAACAGCGTCAAAGTCCATTATGAAAAAACCGCTAGAGCGCAGTTGCGCCGCCAGTACGTCTGGGGACGTTGTGAAGCTAATTTGATGATCGTGTATTGTTACGAATCGAATGTAGTAGCAGGCAGCATCAATAGCTTGCCTGTAGTTAGTACACCACTCCGATAAGTCAAGCTCTTTGACTGGAGCGTTTACGCTGGTACTTGCTTCCCTTACCATCGCCACGCGCTCACGGGCAAACAGCGGCGACTCTGCTCCTGTTGATTCTTCTCTCCATTTGACTTGTACTATAAAAGGCTGCCTTGTTGCATAGTCAATAGTGTTTAGCCTAAAAGATCCCTCTTCGATGTTGCCGTTATTAAACTGCGCTTCAACCTTGAGTGGCGCATCAAACTCAATCGCTTTTTTAAGATAGTAAACGCCGCCAAGTCGAACCAGCTTGAGCAGATGCGCTAATGCAATCTCTGAAGCCCAGCTCAGAATGTTTAGCGGTTCATCTTCGACCTTATCGTAAAAATATCCCCGGTCTTGGCACCATTGCGCTGCCTCCTGAAAACTTGGCCTGTCAATTTGCGCCAGTTGCGTGCGAGGGAAGGCGCCCAGTTCGGGGTTCGTCATTACTTCGCGCAACCAGTCTGGCCATAAATGGCTTGATCCTTCTGTGTCGTTATTTAATAGCCTAGGCATTTGATGGCCGTTATTGCAAAAGCCGCTAAAACCTGAAAGACTATTAAACTCAAGCGATGCTGAGATGTTCACGCCTACAGGCGCCAAAGACTCGTAAGATGGCGTCATGTCAAGATCGCCATAATAGTTGATCTGCGTGATCTGATGCTCTGGACTATTGCTTACGCTTGATTGGATATTTTCGTACGGGAATGCTTCATCGAACCTAGCGTAACCGCCAATCATGGATTCGTACTCAGGGTCGGCCCAGCCAAGGCCAATGTCAAACTTAGGCTCAAGCTGTGAGATTTTGCGGTTCTTGCTACTTGTTGGGTTTATGATGTAGCCAGTTGATATTACGGTGACGCCGGCAGCAGTGGATTCCACCTCTTCGCCGCTGTTGGTATCGAGCACCAGGATTTGGGTAATAGCGCTTTGGCGCACTTCCCAACTAGAAACCGGCACAGCTCTAATCGTCCATCGCCTGTTAGATGGAAGAACGATCCTTAAGTAGTTGTGGATCTCTTCACCGCTGATGCCGGCGACTGCAAAAACGTCAGGAAACTGCGTCCATGTTGCGCCACGGTCCAGGCTGTATTGCAAGTTGAAGCAGCTATAGCGACGTGTCTTTGTAGTGATAGAATCTCCGCCGCTATCGTAGCGAGAAACCGATATAACGCCATTCGCCGTTTTGCCGACTTGGTTTTGGCCTGCGCGACTGTTGATGGTTTGCACTTTTGGGCATGACCTGAAACCTGTTATACTATTTACGGTTATACCAACTCTTGACTTAATGATAATTTCGCAAACCCGAAACTCTCTCACTGCGCTAAATGATGCTATTGCCATGCGAAAGACTTGCGCAGCTTGAGAGCATAACTTGTAGCGGCCTTGAGTACCGCTTTGCAGGTTGGCAAGGTCGCTGCTTGGGTTGTACTCTGGTGGCAGAATCGTAGTGCCGGATTCATCTGGAAACAGAAACTTGGGACCAATGAATTGCACACTTCCGGCCTGTACTACCGTAAAGACATATTCCATGCTGTTGCCATCACCAACAGGCTCTTGCTCTGAGTCGCTAATAAAGATCGACTCGCTAGGGCTTTCCGATATTCTTTCTTCGAATATTGCCCAGCAACTGCCTATCCTGTAAAGTTCATTGGGGATCAAGGCAGAATCTGCCGAGTTTTGCACGCCGGCAACAGCAGCCGCAACGCCGCCCATTTCCGCTTCGGATTCTGCATCATTATCTATGACCCGTGAATTGGTAGTATTAAATCGGATCTTTGTCTTAGCATCAGTAGTGCCGTTGATCGCGTAGAGCAGCGAATCGCCAACAGCAACGCTTTGCGTAACGATTTGGTAGTCGCCGGTAGCAGGAGTTGTCCACGTCGAAGAACCACTGGCCTTGCGCTTGCGCAACCCGCTTCGCATTGACCAATAGAATTTACCTTTCCATATCTCTACCAAGGCCGCTGCATCGTCATCAGTGCGTACCTTGTCGTCATCGTCAATCCTTGCTACGATGGTTGGCTGTATTGTTACTGGTTGCCTGTGCATCATTGCGTTAGGGCACCAACCGTACAGGCCAAACGATGTACTGGTTGATGGCGTTTCGCTCATGCAAAATGCTGTCTTGTATTGACCGCTTGTGGTTTCAAGCGCAAATACATCTTGGCCGCCACTATTTTGCGAGTTGCCAGGATCTCTGTTTGCGCTCCTGCCGGCAATGAGTTGAGCTGAGTTGATCCGCCCACCATTAGGCGCAAAGTATATGGAGTATCGCGCTCCCTGACTTAACGCTGTGCCGGTGTAAGCGTAAGCGCCAAGCGTGTTATTCCCAAACGCCCAGCCCCTTTGGTCCCAAGCATCTGCCGGCATTCCGGCAGTACCGCCAAGAAAAACGCCACGAAACATTACTGATCCGTTGTTGGCCAGCATCTGCGACCAAAGCAACGGCATTGCGACACGAACGCCGCCAAGGTTGTTCTCGCGCTTGGCGATTACTACAGGAACGAACTGCCCGATCCTGGCGGGTTCCTGCATCGAGTCGAACCCGAAGCGCGGCGAAGATCGCTGGTTGTTAGTTGTTGGAGTACCGCTTTTTCTGGTGGTAGTGATTCTCGACTGTTGCCGTGCTGGAAACAGCAGCGAAGACAGTAGCGATACGCCAACTGAAATCGCTAAATTAACAAGTACAGGAACCAATGGCCCGCATACTGGCCCTTCAGCGGCAGCAGGCCGTTCTACTGACTCCCTTAACGTAATCGCCTTCCATTCCCGGTACGCATCTTCAGATACGCCCAGAATTTGAGCAAGACGTTTTTCGTAAGGAAGTAGCTTAATCACAGCAAGCGATAGAGTTTAAGTGAACCGCAAGCACTGACGGGACCGGCAACTAAGCGGCCATAATGCCTGACGGTGATAAATGTGTTGGCATCGGGCAGCACGCCGACGCCGAAAGAGCCGTCTCCCCGGTCGAAGCGGATCAAGGCGCCGGCCTCAGGCTTCTTAATGGGTTCGGTCAGCTCGCCCCAGTCCTCGTCCAGCTCCCTCCAGCGCCCCCGCTCAGCCGCCCTGTACCAGCTCCCCATACGATCTGCCGGCCAGGACATTCCCAGCTCCTGACGTACCGCCTGGGCGGTCCTGAAGCAGCAGGCCCCCCGACCGTCCCGTGGGTCTGCGCCGAGTTGCCAGGGCAAGCCAGACCATTTGCGCCAAAATGTCAAAACAAAATCCCTCCGCTAGATGGCAGTGGCCCGACTTGGGCCGCCGTGAGTCTACGGGTTGGCGCGGTCCCTGTGACAAAATTAAGCGGATTGCCAAGTTTTAAGGTAACAACAGAAAATGCTTCTTCTTCTCCTGGCACGGCATCGACATAGCTAAAGGTATCGCAAGCGCAAATGGTTGAGCTTAGAAAGTTCAACTCGTTCCATGTCGGGTATCCGTTTACGCTAGATGGTGGCGTGCCAACAAGTAGCACGGTCGAAACCTTGGCAAGCAATAAATCCTCAGACGCTTGCCATAGTTTTGCGGTTGAGATAATGTTTGCTGGCGCAATTAACTCATAGTCTCCGCTTTCGTTGCCATCAGTTGACAGGTCGCCGGCAATACTGTAAGGACTAAAATTGTAAGTTAGTCCGTTAAACGTTCTATTCTCTCCAATAAAGAAAGGTTGATAGCGTAACGGCAGCGGCAACGGAGCGCCAGTAGCGTCAAGAAACTCGATGTAATGAGTTACGTCGATCATCAGATGTTGATTGAATCACGGAGAGCGCCATTGTTCTTCATGCCGTTAATGGTCTTGGCAAACGCTCGCCTTTCAACCATAGCATTACTCTTGCGTAGCTGATCTTCTGTAACGTAACGCTCTCCCCTTTCTTCCCTGACAGTATAGCTAATGTCAAGAGAGTTTGATTCGTTTCCGCTATTACGCAATGCTTCTGCTTTTTGCATGTCAGAGCGCGGAACCACTCGGCCAGTGACGCCAGGAAAGAAGAACTCTGGCTCTTTCTCGCCCGTAACATAAACCTCGCCAGGCCTGGTAATCCCGCCCTTGGCCATGAAGCCCCCGAAGGTAGGGCCAGACGCAAAGCTCGCGCCGATGTTGCCGAGGGAACCGGAAAGCGCCGCGCCAAGGCCGCCGCCCAGCCCCCCAGCTCCAGCGCCGCCAAGGCCGGAGAGTAGCCCCTGAGACGCTATGGCCTGGAATAGTCCGCCCATTTGACGCTGTAGCAGCGCGGTTAGCTGCTGTTGCGCAGTGTCAGCAAAGCTGCCAGAGATAGCCCTTAGCATGTCGCGCCCCACGTCTCCAATTTCCCTAGAGCCATCGGCAATGCTTACCAAGCCATTTGTTAATGCGCCGGAAATAGCGTCAGACGTAGCAACGATATTCTTCTCAAGGTTGCCCCAAACAAGTTGCTGATTTTCAAGCAGCTTGGTTTCGTTGGCCAGGCCAGTGGCCCGGTCGATATTGCCAGAGCGCTTCATCTCTTCCTCGAAAGCCCGTGCTGGCGCTCCGATCATCCCTGCACGCAGGCCGGCGCCAGTGAACCGGGCTTCGTTTCTGATTTCGTTAATACGCTTGCGGAACTCATTTTGCTTGCCAAGCTCTTCGGTTTGCGCTGTAAGCAAGGCTAGCTTAGCCTTTTCAGCTTCACTTGCAAGCTGATAAAGCTCAGAAGCCTTAAGCAATTCGACATTGCTCGCCTGTAGCTTGCCGCGTTCCAGTGCAGCAGCTTCCGCTTTACCGGTTGCTAGTGTTTCCTGTAACTGCAGGATGGCAGAGCGAGCCCGCTCTTGATTTTGCAGCTTATTGTTAAGGTCGAGATTTATGCGGCGCTGCTTTTCTTCATTCTTGGCAACGCCAACAGCAAGGTCAGCCCGCTTGTTGACCATTCCCGTAAGCGCGGGATCATCGCCATACTGTTTCTTAATTTTTGCCAGTGCATTGCTGCGGTCTAGCTCAAGCTGCGTGATTCGCGCCCTGCTCTCCGCTTCAATATCAGCAACTGAAGCAGCGTTATCGCTAAGGTCAAGAATCTTTTGCCTTGCTTCAATCTGCTGTTTAAGCGTGTCGCTTTGTTGCCTGAGTTGCGGTAGCTGGCTGGCTTGTAGTATTTGCTCAATCTGGCCAAGTTCGATACCCTTTTGTTTGAGCTTATTTTGCTCTTCTAGGATTTGTTGCGCTTCCCTGGTGCCGCCTTTGAGTTGTAAGTTTGCCGCTAAGTTGGCGGCATTGACCGGCGCGATAGAAGGGGTAGGGCCAATGGGGACTGGACTAAACTTGGGACCGGGGATGTTGCTGATCTGTGTTGCAGTCTGGCCTTGGATGTTACCTTTTAGCACTTTCTCAAGGTGCAATAACTTCATCTGGCCCATCGGGGTGTCAATGATCCCAACTATTCCGCCGCCGCCGCTTTGCGCTTCTGTCATTGACCCGACAAGTCGCGCTCCACCCACCAAGGAAACAGGCGTACCGGTAGGCGTGCCAAAATCGACGCCCCTATGGAAGCTGGAAGCGCCAGCAGTTGGAGCGCGTCGGGGACCGTAGCCGCTGGTAACGCCAAACGATGAAGGGACTTTGCCGGCAACACGAATAAAGCGATCTGCGTCGGCGGAGGTTATCGGCCTGCCATCTGCCCACCTCACGTCAAGGTGTGGCCCTGTGCCGACGCCAGTAGCGCCGGTAAGTGCGACCGTCCCGCTCGAAGGCGCCATCGCGCCAGTAATTGCCCGTGGAGCGCCAGGCGCAGCAGCAGTGCCCATGTCAGGCAGCGTCATTGCCTGGCGCATTAAGTCAGCGGCTTCCCTTGCGCGATCACGAACATGATCCGCAACCTTCATCTTGTAATCTTCTACTGAGCGCACATAGGAGAGCTTACGTTGCTCAATGTCTTCTATTTCGCGTGCATTTGTGCGCTTGTAATCCTCAACATCACGATTGAGCTTCGCCATCGCAAGCTCAAGCCTGTTTCTTGACTGTTCAATATCAGCTTCGCCTTCCTTTCTGGAGCGCACTACTTCGCGCACATTTGTTAGCAGCTGCTGTTCAAAGCCAACAGCCGCCGCAAATGTTTGGCGAGCATTTAAATCGCCACTTTCGATGCGGTTTTGCGCTCTGGCGCGATTATTCTCAATCTGCTTCTCTGCCGCTTGCTGGCGCAAGTCAAATATCTCACGTTCTTTTTTGTAACTGTAATCAGCAATGTCTTTGTTTAGTTTCGCGCCATCGCGTTGCAAGTCATACGCTTGCCGTTGCAGGCCGAACGCTTCGCGATAGGCCGACTGTATTTGATCTGCAATCTTGCGCGACTCCTGGATCTGCGCTGTTCCGGCAGCAAATTCGTCCTGAGGTTTTGCAGCCTGCCTGTTTCCCGCCGCTCCCGCCGCAACCGCTTTGCCGCGCCGCTGCAGCTTGTCGAACAAAGCAGTAGCGCCGCCAAGTGGGTTGGCCGCCGTTAATATGGCGCCGCCAATCCCCTGGCCCCTAAGAGCAGATCCAATCTGTTTGGCGCCTGGCAGGGTGTTAATGCCACGCGCTACGTTAATGGTGTCAGCCATTACGCCAGTGAAGCCAACTAGCGCGGGAAGTAACTCAGATTGCAGTGTGCCGGCAATCGAAGACCATTGCTCCTGCAATCGCCGCTGCTCTGACTCAAGTGCGTTAAGCTGGCGCACCGATCCAGGGCCAAGACGCTTTTCGACCTCCTGAAGTACCAGCGTCTGCGCGTCATAAGCACGCCCAACTGATTCGAGTTGCTGAACTTGAAACTTCAGACTATTGCTAACATGGAAGCCGCTTTTAGCAAGCGCTTCCATCGTGTCACCTGGAGTTTTAAGTGCGCTGGCGAAATCGGTAAGATTTTTTGCGGTTGTATCAATGGCCTGGCCTGCCGCTGTGCCGACAAGGCTCAGACCGAAGCCAAACGAGCCACCCAGGGCGCCGCCTAGGCCCCCGCCTAGGGCGCCGCCTGCCGACGCCCCAAAGCCTTGGCCAAACAGCGCTGGGAAGGCGCCACCAATCAGCGCATCACCGATTGCGCTGCGTGCATCGCCCTGGAAGAAGCCCTTTTGACCCTGCTGGCGTTTCTGCTCTGCCCTGAACTGTCCGATGCCAACCGGGTTGCCAGGGCCGGCAGGGAAAGCGTATTGATTGAACATGCCTGGCCGACCGCCTTGGCCGCCCATCGGGATTGCGCCGCCTCTTTGGGTCGAGCCGCTTGCGCGACTAGGAACACCGATCCCAAGGCTCCGCTGCCGCTTCTCTTCGCGCTCCACCGCTGCGCCAAAGCGCCCCAGTGAACCAGCCGCCCGCTTAGCTTCTTCCGCTAGCTGTTTCTGCTGTGCAGCCTGCAATTCGTCGAGCCTGCTTGGTTGTCTTTGCTGGGAACCTGCAACGCGATCCCTAAGCATTTCCTTGCTTGGAAGCGCTCTGGGCATGATTCCAGAATCAATCCCGCCGCCCATCGGGATTGCGCTAACACGCCGAATCGGCCCGCCAATGCGTTGCAGAGCAGGGACACCGATTCCCAGACTTGCCTGCCGCGCCTCTTCCTGCCTTAGCTTGTCGTTAAAGCGTTTCCTTGATGCGCGATTTATTTCTGCTTGCGCATTCTGCATATCTTGCAGCGCTACCTGCCAACTGCTGTTTACGTTTACGTTGCGACCACTGGCGCGTTGCCGCTGCCCTAACTCCGCCGCCGCCGCGTTCAGTTCTCGCGTATATCTGCCAATCGACACATTCATGCGCCGCGCTGCTTCACGCGAGCCCGCAATATCGCCAATAGTATTTCCGGTGTAAATTACGTTTGTCGCCTGAGAACGCAGTCCCCTAATCCTGTCGGGATCTGCCCCTTGCATTCGGGAGAGATCGGTGATTCTTTCCTGCCCGCGTCTTCCGGCTTCAAATGCAATAGATCGCCCAGCGCGGCCACGGTTTAGCTCGTTTTGCTGGCGCAATAGCCCCGCCATTTCGGTGGCGATTCGCTGCATCAGTTGCAGATTCTCTCTGCCGCCAGCAGTCGCCAAGTCCCAAGCGCCACGGACGTTACGGGCCTGTTGTTGCAATTCCTGACTCAATCCAGCGCCAGCGCCGCCTCGCGCAAATTCCCGTTGCCG